CAGCTTGTCCACGGTAGTGATCTGAGGGATGGTGTCGCCGTTCTCAATCCTGACGATGCTGGCAGACGCAACGCCAGACATGGCGGTCAGCTTGCGGACGCTCAGGCCCCTGGCGTTACGCAGGACGCGCAGCAGGGCACCGTACTCAGCAGTGATCTCCTTATCAGTACGCTTCTTCTTCCTGGTGGCTCCCTTGGCCTTCTTCCTGGGGGTCTTTTTCGCCACCTTCTTCTTGGCTGCCATTACTAGTACCTCCTCGGTAGTGTGTGACTCATTTACGTTAGCTCGTAGCACTATACATGTCAAGTGTAAAGCCTGACAAACGTACTCGTGCGGTAGCTTATAACACACCAAAAATCAAGGCCATGAGAAAAAGTCTTAGTTTAAACGGGTCAAAGTCTTGACTCTGATAGCGCCCCGTGGTATCACGGTATTGTCCTCGCTAACAGAGGATATGGGGTGAGAGAACATAAAACCCCTCCATGTAGGGGCACAAAAAGAGGGCACCGCTAGATGTGGCAATCGGCACGGTGCCCCCCGAGACACCCCGTAGGGCGCTGCTTTAGTGTACCCGAAGCTCCCAACGGGATCAACCCGAAGGGAGTTACATGCCTGAGCAAAAGCTGTCTCTGAAGGGCCTGGAAAAGCGCATCAAGTCGCTGGAGGCCCAGCCAAAAGAGGCCGCTCCCACCGAATCCTCTTCAGCAAATTACGTCCACACCGACACGGCCACCTGGCACCCCATCTCCTACACCACGAGCTACTCCAGCTCAGTGCCCAAGGAGATTGCCGGGAAGCTGGCCCTGGTGGTGGCGGAGATCGGCTTCGTTGAGGCCACCGGGAAGAATGACCACTTCGGCTACAGCTACCAGACGCACGAGGACATCCTCATCGCGGCCCGAAAAGCCTTCAGGTCGCATGGATTGGTCCTGCTGCCTGAGTGCGTGGAGGATGAGGTCATCCGGGGGAGCAAGGGAATCCTGACGCGGGTGACCATGCGCTACACGCTAGTTGACTCTGAAACCGGCGTGTCCTGGTCCGCCACCTGGAAGGGTGACGGCATGGATTCCTCGGACAAGGGCCTCTACAAGGCTTACACCGGAGCCCTCAAGTACTTCCTCAAGGAACTCCTCATGATTCCCTCCCAGGAAGACGAGGACTTCCCCACCCAGGCCGACCCGGAGACGGAGGACCTGGAGCTGGGCCTGGAAGTCACTGAGCCCACGGTGGAGCAGAAGTCAATGCTCAACCGCCTGTCCGCAGCTCACACCTACTTCGCAGTCAACAAGCTCTACGGGAAAGACGGCACCCGCAAACAGGTGGAGGGCTGGCTGGACGAGTGGCAAGCCGCCTCCGGGCGTCCGCAGTGGGCCTCCGATAAGTGGTCCACCGTTGAGTACACGTTCCAGACCATGGCCACCATCGCCAAGAACCATCAGGGAGGGACCGCATGAAGAAGCTCTATGAGCTGGCTGACGAATTACAGCAGCTCTACATCCGCTGGGAAGAAGTCGCCAACGACCCGGACCTCCTTGAGGACGAGCAGGAGAAGCAGCTCGCCTCCATCGAGGAGGACATGGACGGCTGGAAGATGGACCTGGAGGTGAAGGCGGAGAACATCGGCAAGCTCATCAAGAACTTCCAGCAGGAGGCTACCGTTGAGCTGGCCAAGGCCGAGCCCTTCATGGAGCAAGCCATGAAGCACAAGAACCGCGCCCGGTCCCTGAAGAACCGCGTGGACCGCCTCAGGGAGTACCTGAAGGTCCAGCTCCAACGCGCAGCGATTGACCGGATTGACGGCATGGACTTGTCGGTCCGGCTCATGAACAACTCGCGCCCCACGGTCACGCTCTCGGTGCCTGTGGAGCAGATCCCCCAGGAGTTCCACAAGGTCCACCCCCCGGCCGCTGACAACACGAAGATCCTGGAAGCCTGGAAGGCCGGAGAGGAGATCCCGGGCACCCATGTGATTAGGGGGGCTCATGTCCGGGTCATCTGAGCAGTTTAAACAGCTTGCCCAGGACCTGGGGCAGGACATCGCCTTTCGCCTTCAGAAGCTGACCGATGAGATGCCGAAGGCCGCACCCCCTGGCCTCATGAAGGCCGAGGAGGCGGCTGAGTACCTGAAGATCAGTGTGAGCAAGATCAGGGAGATGGTCCGCCTGGACGCGATCCCTTATGTGCGCTTCGGCTCCTCCGTCCGTTTTGATCCCAGTCGTCTGCGGGACTGGTGGCTCAACAGGATGGAGGGTGCCGATGCCTAAGTTTGAGAAGGCGATCTCCGTCAGCCTGTACATCGCCGGGGAGGAGCACAGCGGGTCGGCACCGTTGCCGGACCACATCGGGTTTAAACCGAACTGGCTGGACAAGTGGCTGGAGGAGAAGGCGGAGGAGCTGAGCGAGGAGCTGAGGCGGAGGTATCACGGGGTCAGCCGTGGCCGATAAGCGGGGCTTCATCTACCTCCACCGGAAGATTCTGGACGAGAAGCTGTGGCGGCTTCCTCGCATGAGGAACCAGCTCCACGTCTTCCTGACCCTGCTTCTGAAGGCCACACATCAGCACTACCGACTACCCGGTAACCGCACACTGGAGCCGGGTGAAACCGCAACATCAACCGCACAACTGGCGAAGGAGACCGGACTGTCCCGGGACCAGGTAGTACGGGCGTTTGCGGGACTCCAGAAGGATGGCCGGATCAAAACCCGCACAACTAACCGCTCAACCATCGTCACGATAACCGCATGGCAGGAATACCAAAACCGCACACACACAATAACAGAGAACAATAACACCTCTACAAGAACACAGAAAGACACCCCGGCTCAGAAGCCGGGGAACGGATCTGTGAAGGGGGGAAAGATCCCCTACGAGGAGATCCTCACACACCTCAAAGACCAGACGGGCAAACGGCTGGTCCTGGGAGCCAAGTGCAACCGCGACCCGATCCGTGCCCGGTGGAAGGAGGGCTTCCGCAAGGAGGACTTCATCCAGGTCATCGACAACATGGTCCAGGCGGCGAAGGACGGGAGCTGGGTGGAGGGCAAGGACATGACCCGCTACCTCGTGCCGGAAACGCTCTTCAGGGCCAGCAACATGCAGAAGTACCTGAGCTGGAACGAGGGCAAGCAAATGGATGCCTGGGAGGAGCTCAGGCGGAGGGAGGCACGATGACGCTGTACGACTTTGAGCGGGGGATGAAGAAGCTCATGAGCTTCTTCGCCCGGAAGCAGCTCGACACCGAGCAGCTCCAGAGCTGGTACGACAAGTTTAAACGCTGCGATACCAACGCCTTTTTCTCTGGAGTGGATGAGATCACGGAGAGCAACCGCTTCTTCCCGACTCCCGCCGAGCTGAGAGCTGCGGTGGGGAAGTACGAGAAGCTCCAGGGGTTGGACTTCGTGCTGGACCCGGACGATGGCCTGTCCGTGCCGGAGGTCTTCGGCGTCCAGGCTTCCATCAACGTCCGCCGAATACTGACCGGAGAGATCACCTACCACCAGGGCGTGGAGAACCTCGCGCACCTGAGGGAGAAGCACCTGACCGATGACCTGAAATCTCCCTGGTGGATGACCGGGGATAAACAGACGGACCGGAAGACTGCGGCCCGTTTACACCGCGAGAGGGTGACGGCGTGTTTAAACGCGGGTCGCCTCAGGAGGATGAGAGATGCCGGAGCAGAAGAGCAAGTGGATCAGGGTGGGAGCTGGATGGAAGCCCAAGAAGCAGGGCGGTGACATCCTGGGCACCGGAGTCCTGGATAACGAGGGGATGATGGACGCCAGCCAGCACGGCGAGGAGCACAAGAGCGGCGGTCCGAGGTTCGTGCTCTTCCGCAACACGAAGAAGAAGCACGAGAACTCCCCGGACTTCCAGATCGTGGTCCCTCGCAAGGAAGACGATGAGCCGGAGGAGGACTTTGACTGGGGCGGCGGCGGTGGGTCCGATACCGCCGATGACGATTTGCCGTTTTAGGGGCGAGAGAGTGCCCGGCCTCTGCCCCGACAGTTCCGGGGGGAGCTGCATAAGGGGCCGGGCGTTTAAACGAGGAGGAAGTGATGGACATTTGGATGGTCTTCGGTATTCCGCGTCCGATGGATACCGAGACTCTGGTGGAGGAAACCGAGAAGCTGCGGGACGAGAGCCGTCACGCCTTCTTCACGGGACGTTTTCCTCAGGGAGCCAGCCGGTTCCTCATGCGGTTCTTCGCCACGAGGGATGAGGCGCGTGAGGCTGCTATCGAGCTGGCCGAGTACAACAGCAACACCAAGTACATCCTCATGAAGGCTGTGTCCGAGTTCAGCCTGGGTGAGGTCATCGAGGTGGTGGAGAAGTAGATGGAGGCAAAGAGAGCGCGAAGGCGAGCAAAGGCCCGGGGTCGGATGGCGGAGGTTTGGGCGGCAAAGAGATTGCACAAGCTCTTCCCCAACGCTGAGCCTCCGGTTGAGCGCAGAACAACCGTGAGCTGGGGCGACAGTCGCAGTGACCTCACCGATGAGGGGACACCCTATTGCGTGGAGGTCAAGAAACGTGGCGGCAAGAATCCCTGGCCAGCCTTCCTTGAGAGGGCACTGGTCCAGGCCCAGGGTTACGCGGACCTTCGTGTCTCTCCCTCCATCGCCATGGTCATGTTGGTGAATTCGCCGGGGCCTGGTGTCCCGCAGGAGGGCCGGGTGTACATGGCCGAAGACACCTGGAACGAGAGAGAAGAAGGGAGAGGGGAGCTGGAGGTGGAGCGTAATGAGCTGCGGCAGGAAGTCGCGGCCCTGACCGGGCAGCTCACCCACCTGTACAGCTCTGCCTCTCCCCTTATTCCCGCGCTAGTCCAGATCCTTGACAACGAGGCCACGGAGCTGGAGCGCGGAGACATACAGGAGTTCATAGATGCGTTCACGACTTTCACCCAGCACCCTGAAAGACATTAGGGCCAGGGCGCGGACCAAGACTCCAAAGCATGAAACCCTCCGGGTTCCCTTCATGGAGAAGGCAGTGGATGACCGCAAGCTCCTGGTGGCCGCGCACACCGATCTCTTGCGGGAGCACAAGCTGGCCTCTCGGAGGCTGAAGCGGCTCACCGACAACTTGACCCGGATCAGGAAGTGGGTGCGGAGATGGAAATGACGGGGACAAAGGTAGTCCTCGCGGCTTGCGAGATCATGCTGGCCTACGACTTGGCCCACTGGGAGCCGAAGGCGGAGAATCTACGCGGAGAGGTGAGGCGGAGGTTGCGGGAGAAGGAGGAGGTCCCGGGCTTCCTGGTCAGGATGTGGAAGGAAGCGGAGGATCAGGCGGAGTCAATCCTCGCGGAAATGGCCTTCATTGAGAAAGCCCGGTCTGCTTGACGGAGTTCTCGCGGGGGTGTAATGTGGGGGTATCGCTGGAGCCTCCATGTCTGGCTCCTTCGGTAGTGTGCCCCGGGAGGCTTCATGCCCCCCGGGGTTTTCCGTTTAAACATCCTTGCGGGGGAGGGAGACACCATCCCCTGTCTCCTCGCGGATGGCCTTAGCTTCGGCGCGGATCTCCGGGGTGATGGTCAGGATCGCGGAGGCGGGGGAGATGTCCAGCCACTCCCCCTCCTTGTCCAGCTCCAGGTCCACGCCCTCGCGGGTGAGCAGAATCTCCACAGCCTCATCGCTGGGATGCTCGTCTGCCTCCACCAGGAAGAAGTCGGACCCGTGGCGGTGGTGGTGGGTCACGAAGTATAGCATGGCGTTTAAACCTCCTAAGCTAACAGGTCCCGCAACGCACAGGCGAGGCGGTCCGTCCGGGGTGCCCCATCCTCGGGGCTTGACTGGTGAATCCGATCCACCATCTCGTTGGCGGCGGCGAGTACCTCATCCAGGGCCTCGGGGTTGCGTCCCTCCAGGGCCTCCACGCAAGAGATGATCCTCTCGGCGGTGGCCTCGGCGGTCCAGGTGTCCAGCGGCTGCTGGTACACCCGGGCGATGCTGACATCCTGCTCGTCCACGATCAGGACATGGCCCCCGTCCTCGGGGGAGTCAGCGTCAACGCGCCAGGGTGTGGGCGTGTGGTCTGACATTGTAACCTCCTCGGTAGTGTGATCCCAGGCGATAATGCCCAGGCGGGAGGGCACCGTTTAAACGATGCCCTCACCGTCTGCGGCACTACTCCTCGTTGTCAATCGGGTCGGTCAGTTCCACAGCCTCAAAGATCAGTTCCCGGTCCGGTAGATCCTGGAGCCTGGACATGCACCTCTGGCGGATCAGCGCGGCCAGTTCCTGCACCTCGCGGTCACTCAGGTCCTCGGGCACGAAGCCAGCCCCGTTGCTGGCCTCGTGGTCCGTCTGGATGGAGAAGCAGATCGTGGCGGCGTAGTCATAGCGAGGTTCGGGCTTGTTCATAAACTCCCTGAGGCTCACGCGGAGCCGCATGTACTCCTCGGGGGAGAGGTCCAGGTCCTGGGCGATCAGGTCCAGGGAGTCATTCTCCATGGCGATCCGTGCGATCTCCAGGTAGGTCAGCTTGTCCGCGTCAATCGCGGGGGTCAGATTCTTCGGCATGTTTAAACTCCTTCGGGTAGTGTGTAATGGAGGCTCTTCGGTGTCCCCCAGCATGTACTTCATACGCTGTATCCGTACTTCCGAAGCATGACCCGGGCGCGATTGCCCGGGCAGTCATCGTGCTTGCAGTGGACATCAAACGGGGTGCGGTTCCGCATGTGTCGGCCACAGTGGATGCAGTCGCTGTCCCCGTCAAAGTCGATCTCGGGCAGCGTGTCATGCAGCAGCTTCACCAGATCCTCGTGGACGTTGTAGCGATCCGCCAGATCGGCAGCCACGGCCTCCTCGTACCCAGGCAGGAATCGGCCCCGGGTATCCACTCGGGCAAAGGTCTTCCAGCGTCCGCCCTCAATCGTCTTGATGCTCTTGCCCTCGGCGCGGAGTGGCCGGAGGCAGGGGGCGGTCTTGGTCTTCTTGGTCATGTCTCACTCCTCGGTTAGTGTAGGATGTCCTCGTTTAAACGGTCCGCGTACTCCTTGGCCTCGCGGTAGCTGGGGAAGGGGATGACCTCATCGTCATCACCCCAGCGGCACGGCTGGCCGTCCTCCTGGGGGCGGGTAATGGTCCAGCCGCCTCCGTACATCATGGGGCGGTAGCCCTCGCGCCCGATCAGGTACTTCTGATAACAGGCGGCGGAGCAGCAGCCCTCCTCCTCGTAGCCGGTGGGGTTGTGTGGATCACCGAAGAACTCCCCCCGGCAGACCACGCAACGCTCACCTAGTTTGATGGTACTCATGTCTCACTCCTTGGTAGTTCCCGGCGTAATGCTCGGGCCGGAGGGCCGCGTTTAAACGGCCCTCCAGTCCGGTCACTTGCTCCGGCACTCGCTCAGGGGGCGGGGCCTCCAGTGGCAGTCACGCTCCACGGCGGGGACCATGCAGCCGAAGGCGTTAAACTGAGCCTCGGCCAGCTCGTGGAAGGAGAAGGAGCCAAGCTCCTCCTCAAAGCCGTGGACCAGCCCAAAGAAGATGCCAGTCTCCGGGTCATACTCGGTGGCGTACCATGTCCAGTTGGAGTAGGGGCAGAACAGCTTGAGCCAGACCGTGGGGTCCTCGGGGACGGTGTTGCCCTCCTCGTCCACGGTGGTGACGGGCAGCTTGGCCGCGATCTCTCGCGGGAGCAGCTTGTGGCGGCGTTTGGATTCTTGCGGTTCGCGTTCCATGTCATGTCTCCTGTCGGTAGTGTTTAAACGGTCTTGTCTTCACAGCGGATTGGGTAGTGCCTCATGTCGGTGACCTTCGGGGGTCTGACCCCGCGCACCATGCCCGGGCCGGAGGCCCCCAGCGGGAGCCTCCAGTCCGCGCACCGTTTAAACGGTGGCCTTCAGGATGTCAGCCTGGAACTCCAGGGCCTTCAGCTTCAGGTCGGACATGCCGCCCTGGACCCGCTCCAGGTCCACCTTGAGTTGCTCCAGGTCCTCCAGAGTCTCGCGGACCTCCAGGACCTTGGGGTGACGGTTGGCCCACTCGGGGACCTCGGCCAGGACCTCCTCGGCCCGGGCGATCTGGTCATCAATCAGGTCCGCCATCTTGGCCAGGGTTGGGGTGGCTTCGCTCAGGTACTTGATCTCGCTCATGTCGTTCTCCTCGGTTAGTGTTGACTCCGGCCCGATGGCCGGACCGGAAGGCGGCGTGTTTAAACGCCGCCCTCCAGTCCGCTCACCTAGCTGAGGGCTTCCCGCCAGTCCTCGGCATCCTCCACCCACTGCTGCATGATCCTCGCGGCTTCCCGTAGCGCGGCCTTCTTGGTCCCGGCCCCGCCCTCCTTCACCTTGGGGCCGGAGCGGTCAGCGTCCTGCATGGCCTCGGGGGCGGTCACCCTGTACCGCCACTCCTTCATGGTCTGCGTGGCCAGGATGCCGAAGACCTCAGCCCGTACCGGGTCCTCGTAGCCTCGGGCGTACATGCTGGACCGCTCCACGGTCTGCCACTTCACCCCAGCAGCCCGGCGGCTGTGGCGTTTAAACGCTGCCCAAGCGTCCTCGCTCAGGACCCGGAGGCCCTCGGGGTCCTGGTCTTCGCGGTGGCCCTCCATGCCCAGGAGGTCACCGTTGGGGGCGTAGTCAAAGCGGATGTTGGAGGCGGGACCGAAGCAGGGCCAGTCAGCGGCGAACCGCTCCATCTCCTCGGCGGAGATATGGACCACGGCCCCCCGTGTCCCGTCATGAAGGTTGCTGTAAAAGGTTGGCATGTCTGTCCTTTCCGGTAGTGGTTTCCAGTCCAGGGAGTAGGGCTGGCCGGAGGGCACCGTGTTTAAACGGTGCCCTCCTCCGTCAGCCCTACGCCTCACCAAACTTTCCACCACAAGCACAAGTAGGAAGACCTGTCCGGTCCAGCCACTTGCGAGTAGTGCGGATCACCATGCCGCAGTCGGGGCACTCGGCCTTGACCATGCGCGTGGTCTGGCGGGGCGGGGCACTGGTGCGGGGCTTGCCCGTCTTCGGGTCAATGCGGGGGTCCGGCTTCGGCTCTCCAGGCTTGCGGGAAGCGAAGGGGGCAAGCTCAGCATGGGCCAGGGGTCCCAGCCGCTTGGCCAGCTTCTCCAGCCGGGCCTTGAGCGCGTCCCCGGCCACCGTGGCGGTCATCTTGCCTTCCAGACCGGAGGCAACCGCCAGGGTCTTAAAGTCGCCCTTGTGGCCATGGTCAAAGCCCACGGTTGCATGGATCATCTCATGCTGGAGGATGTCCAGGGCGCGGACCGGATCATCCAAGTGGGGAGTGATGAAGATTTCCCAGGTGCCGTCACCGGAGCAGTCCTTGGTCCAGCACTCGCCCAGGATCTTGCCGCCGTGAGAGTAGGCACGGGCAGAAGAGAAAGGCCAGCCCACAGCGGCCCGGATGTTCTCAGGAACCTTGCACTTCAGGCCAGCCTCAGCGGCCGCCTTGTTCAGGTCCTTGGCCAGTGAGCGCATGGCCTGTTCCAGCCACTGCTCCCGGGTCTTGTTGGTCTTCTTCGCCGGGGCCTTCTTGGCCGGGGCTTTCTTCTTGGTCTGCTTCATGTCTCGCTCCTTGGTTACGGGCCTAAGCCCTTCGGTTGTGTAAAGGAGAATATACACGAAGGGTGTAAACGTGTCAACACCCGATAGCGAGAAAAACAACAAACTCACCCCGGGCAACAACAACGCTATGCGACACAGCAAACAACACAGCCGCGCCCAGGTAGATCAAGGGGGGGTTTAAACGCCCTGGAGCATACCCGGCCCTTTTCCTGGGCAAGTGAGTCCTCGCGGAGGTGTAACGCCCCGGCCAATGCAAACAGGGCCAGGACCCGGCCCGGATCAGCCCAGCCCAGGCCCGGCCCAGCCCCAGCATGGAGCCAGCATGGAGCGGGGCAGACCGGGCAACGCGCAACGTGCTATAAGTGGAGGAGATCAGGCCGCGATGCCACTGTCCCCGGGAGCCAGTGGCGGACCGCGCCCCGTTTAAACAGTGGAGCAACCGCACGCGAAACCGATTGACTTGCAACGAGATCCGACCCCCGGCCCCCCGGCGAAGCCGGGGGGGGTCATGTGTATATCCCCCACGCACAAAGTACGGCTACTTTCCTGTTTTTGGGCCAGGAGGCTATCAGGTATCACCTGGGCGACAACAGGGTCTTAGGGAGGCTCTCAGGGCCTCTCAGGGGCATCCTGGGCGCGTCCTCGGGCTGTGGTGGTGTTGTTCAGTACGGATGCGGTAGTCCGGGCGGGGGTGTGTAAGGTGTTAGTTACGGCGCTATCGTTTTCCACAGGGTTGTCAACAGGTGTGGAAAAGGTGGGGTGGGGTTGGCGGGATCTTAAACCCACCCTGGACAAAACCGGCCTTGTGGGGGTCGATTCTGTCCAGGGTTGTAAAGCCCCCGTTTATTTTTCGGGGGCTTCGTCCACGGGGAGCTGGATGGAGTCAAAGCTGATGATGAGCTGGGCCTCCAGGTTGGCCAGGAGCTGGAGTAGCTCGGTGATGGTGGTCGGTTCGGGGGGTGTGGGTTGGCCTCGGTATGCGGCCAGTGCTGTGGTGATGTGGAAGAGCTCAGCCATGTATCTTTCTCCTTTGTGTTTTTTTTTTGGTATAGGTCTCCTTTCATAGTGTTGTTTTGCACTATATCGTGTGTGAGTGCCCCGAATCACGGGGCTGGACCGGATATATGGGATTTCTCAGCCTGGGGGGTCTCTCATCGTGTGGCTTTCGGTAGGTGTGGGGGGATGATCTCGGAGATGTCTTTGCCGAAGAGTTTGGCCAGCTCGTAGAGCTTGGGGAGGTGGGGGTGTTGCTGTCCCTTCTCCCATCGGACCACGGCTCCGTCCGTGATCCCCAGCATCTGTCCCAGCTCCCGCTGGGTCATTCCGGCATCGGTCCGGAGGTTGTAGATGTTGTTGCCGATGTACTGGTTCAGCCACTTCTTCGGGTCCACTTAGACCCTCGTGACCAGCAGCGCGGCCCACTCTTTCATGAGGGCCTTCTCGTCCTTGTCGAGCATGTCAAACTGGGATGCCATCTGGAGGGTGGCTGTCAGCAGGGTCTTCTGCCACTGGGGGGTTGCCTTGTCCCACTGGAAGAAGACGGGGGCCGGTTCTTCGGCCGGGGGGTTGGCCGGGGGGTTGGCCGGGTCCCTGAGCGGCATGGCCTTCTTCTTGGCGGCTTTCTTGGCGCGGAGGCCCTTCCGGGCGGACTTGGCTCTCCTCTTGTCTAGGGTGGTGGGCACGTCCTTCCCGGCCTCGATGTCGGCCCGGAGCTTCTTGTCCACCTCTACGGCTTCGGCCTTGGTGTCGCAGTGTCGGCTGTACGCCTTCTTGCCTTTCCAGAAGCGGACGATCCATTTGGTGGACCCGTCAGCGTAGGTCTTCTTGGTGATGTTCGGCATGTCTCCTCCTTGGTAGGGTTACTGATGATCTCTGGCGATCTGGCGGACTTCGGCGGCGAAGTCCAGGAAGTCAGCCAGCTCACACTCGGCGTACTGGATCTCGCCCTCGCCCTTCTTCCAGGTTGCCACGCGCACGATGTCCTCACCCTCGGTGTACTCCAGGTACTCCAGGTCGCTGTTGCTCAGCCTGAGCTTGGTGGCCTTCTTTACATCGGTCATGCGTTCTCCTTCCGGGGGAATTGCTCATGGAGCCGGATGATGGACGCCTCCACCAGCTCCCAGGCTTCTTGATCTCGGTCTTCTTCGGACAGGCGGGTCCAGCTCCAGAGCATGACGGCCGCGTCCAGGAGGGATTTGGGCGCACCTCTCCAGTAGGTGGTGTCGCTGAGGACCTTCTGGACGGACTCGGGGTGGACGTGGCCGGTGCTACGTTGCTTCATGCTCTTCCTTGTACTCGGCAATCTGACTGATGAGCTGGTTCCAGACGCGGGTGAGCTGGGCTGACTCTTCTGTCCGGAAGATGACGGCCTTGGCCAGGGTCACCGCCTGCTCTTCGGCCCTCTTGAGCTGCTCGTCATTTTGGAGTTTGCCGGTGACCAGCAGCTCCTTCTCATCCCGGGACCTCTCCATCCAGTCGGAAAATTCTGAGAGGTTTGCCAGGATCTCCAGGTGGCCATCCTCTTCGGCGCAGTGCTTACAGACGGGGGGCAGTCCCGACATGGTGATCCCCGGTCTCTCAACCCGGGTGACCGTCTCGGTGTTGTTGCAGCGGGGGCAATTCACGGTTTCCTCCCCAGGTTCAGGTAGGCGTTCAGGGCGTGGAGGTTGTCGGTCTCGGTCCCCGCCCACTTAGCCTCAGCTACCACGAGCCGGGCACAGCTCTCAACTTGGCGGAGCCGCTTCAGCTCCTTGCTATGACGGTGGCGAAGGACGGTGGGCAGGGTGTAGCCGATGGCAAACCCGGCCAGGACTCCGAACACGCCGACCAGCTCAATCAGTGGCACGGCTCGTCTCCTTCCTTGCAGTCATCCTTCTCCGGGCACGTCTCGCAGACTTCGCCCTCAAAGGCGGCTTTGGCCATCTTCATGAAGACTTCGGTGGGGGAGCCCACCACGATCCGGCCCTCGCCCACGTTCCCATGGATCTTGCCCAGGTGCTCGATGAGGGTTTGGGCGGTCATCTGGAAGGATTCCTTGCTGGCCCCGCCCTCGATCCCGGCGTAGCCGTAGATCAGCAGGAACATGCGGAGGACATCGTTGGGCAGACGCATGAAGGGCGGGGCGGTGAGCATGTGCTCCAGGAATTGCCGGATCTCGCCCATTTCCTTGGGTGCTTCGTTGATCCAGTCCACCAGCTCCTGGCGGTCAATGTGGATGGTCTTGACCAGCTCACCGTTGCGGACGGCCTCGCCCAGGTTGTGGGGGACCTCCAGCTCTTCGCCGTCTGGCATGATGAGGGAGTAGTCCTCGTCCTCCCAGGTCAGGGAGGCTCCGGCCTTCATCCTGGCGATCAGCTCATCCTTGGTCATTGTCCTCCATATCCCTGATGGTCCAGGCCAGTCCCAGTAGGTAGCGGTCACTGACCGGCTCAGAGTCCAGAAGGCGGCGGAGGGTCTCCGCACAGATTTCAGCCGGGCGGTTGCCGGACAGGGCCACGGAGCTGAAGCTCTCCATGAAGACCATGAGCTGAGCCAGGGAGAAGCCCTGCATGTACCTCAGGGCGTCCTTTGCGGCCGGGTGAAACTCCTCCGGCTCCAGGGTTCCGCGTTCTTTACTCACCCCTTACTGGTCCTCTCCGTGTAGGCGAAGACGGCGGCGATCCCCAGGAGCAGGAAGGCTCCGGCCATGTCGTACCAATCATCCTTGATGACCGCCACGAGGGCACAGATCCAGGCCCCGGTGATCGGCCCGTAGATGTTCAGGTTCCAGGTTACCTTGCCGTTCATGTCCCTCCTGAAAAGCGGGGGGACTTTCCCCCCGTGTCACTACCGCATCGCTCAACCGTTCGGGAGAGTTGAGCTGCCCATTTCCTCCGGGCGGTTCTTTCCACTCCAGAAAGCGGGTCCACCGAAAAAACGGACCGCGAGATAGTACGATAACGCCCGTACACGCCGCAACAATTTTAAATAGCGTGTACCGCCGTTGATGAGCCGGTTGAGGTTGTTGAGGAATACTCGGTCCGCCTCGTCCTTGTCCCGGATGTGCTGGCCGTGGTGGTACATCCAGTCATGGATGCGACACGCCTCCGTGACCTTCAGGCCCCACAGCCGGTCCGAGACCATCCAGCCCAGCTTCCGGGCTCCGCACCCGTTGGTGACCTCCAAGATCCAGGCTCGGTCCGTGGTCCAGTAGTCGGCCGGGGCGTACAGCTTCACTCTTCCCACAGGTCCATCCAGTTCACCATGTCGCCGGTACAGGTGTAGGCGATGCACTCATCCCCGCCACGGGTCCGGTCATTGTAGGTCCGGATGCCCCACTTGTGCCGGGTGGAGGGGACGTGCAGGATCGCCGCGTGGGTCATCGGCGTGTTGATGAGGAAGAAGAACTCCGGGAGCTTCCCGCTCAGCTCGTACTTCTCCCAGGTTGCCAGCTCACAGATCATGTAGTCCTGGTACGGCCAGTTGTACACGCCAGTGGCATCGGTGTTGTTCTGCTTCACCTCCAGCCGGTACTGCTCGGTGCCAACGTGCATGTGGATGTCCCCGGCGTCCGTGTAGTCGGCGTAGTTCTCACCCCGGGGACAGATCCGCAGCTTCGGGAAGGTGATGTCCAGGCCCTGCTTACTCAGGTAGGCAGCCACCACGGCCACCGGCATCTGGCTCTTCTTGAGCTTCCGCGTCAAGCGCGTGTGGAAGTCGATCACGGCAAGGGTATCCTCAGGTTGCCGAACTCATCCACCAGCGGCTGGCCGTCCGGATTCCCGCACCCGGCGTGTGCCCTCCGAAGCGCAGCGATCACCCGGCCGTAGTAGCAGTGCCGGGCGTTGCCCGTGTTGGAGTAGATGAAGTCCCCCGGCTTGGCCCCAGTGAAGACCCGCAGGATCGGATTGTAAGGCTGCCCGATGCCCTCCCAGTAACGGTTGTGGTGGGGGGTTTTCCGGGTGCCATTGAGCAGCACGATCTTGTCCGTCTCAAGGTCTTCCTCAAGCCGGGGGAGCAGGATGTCCAGGAAGTCCGGGTGGACCAGCTTGTAGTGCTTCGGGTCCATGCCGGTCCACCAGCCATGATCCTCCCACCAGTCATCCAGCAACACGCCAGCGCAATCGGTGTTGTCCAGGAACTGCTGCACCGAATCCAGCCAGACCTTCGGCCACCGGGGGTCTGACACGTTAAAGGCCATCGCGCCGTACCCGTCCGGGCTCCAGACCAGCGGCATCTTCGGATGTCCCGCGCCCTGGGGAGACGGCTGGAGGTCATGCTCCTTGGACTCCCAGCGCGGGTAGGCGAACATGTTAAAGTACACTACGGCTTTGTGCGCGAGGCTTGTGCCCTCGATGCGGCTCCAGCCGTAGGCGGTGGTGACGATGTGGTCAAATTGGAGTGCCGCCTCACGGACGGCCGGATGGTCCAGGCTGGACCCAGTGGCTACGATAAACAAAGGCTCCCCCCTCGGAGGTAGATGAGGGGGGAGCTGCAACGTGCGGCCGGGAGTCGGCCTGTGTCCCTGCACGACTCTGATAGTCTGCTGCATATCGGACGTTGGTGTCAAGAAAAACCCCGCACCCATGTCCATCCTGGAGTGCGGGGACGCGATTGCGGCGCGTTTAAAGCTGCTGGCCTCCGATGTCCTTGTCAAAGCGATGGAGGAAGTAGCTCTTCTGGAGATTGGCCAGTTCCTTCATCATGTTCTTGGTCCCCGGGCTTCGGCCGTCCCAAAAGATCAGGGCAAGGTCACAGTACTCCGCCATCTCGCGGTTGCGGATGACACCCGCGCTCTTGCCGTGGATGTTCCAGTCGGCACGAAACTCTTTCCAGGGGACTCCATGCTCTTGCGCCCACACTTCACCGAGAAAATCTGCTCCGAGAGCGTGGCCGCTCACCACTTCGGTGACATCTGCTTCCAGCTTGTCCTCAAGTCGGCGGATCTCCGACTTGAGCCATGGGTAGTCGCGGAAATCCCGCGACCCTGCAACGAGGAGCTTCACGGCTGAAATCCCTCCAGGAAGTCCTCACCCTTGAGGCTCTGCTGGAGAGAGCCGCCTTTGACTTTGGGGACATGGACCTCGGCCACCCCGAAGGTCGGCCGGACAATGTAGGTGATTTTGCAGCATGATCCTTGGAAGTGGGTGAAGCGTCCTGACTGATCGTGACGCTCCTGCATGTGGACTTTCGCCATGCACCGCTGACACAATGAAGTATGCACCAATTTCTCAAGCGGCCCTGTGTCTTTATCTTTTAGGCCCCTGACTGCTTTTGTGGCTTGTCTTCCTGCCATCACTTCTCCTTCAGCTTCAGTCCGTACTTCTCCAGGATCATGCGGATGTTTTCCACCGATCCCTTGCCCATGCCGGGCAATTCCAAGAGCTGCTTGGGAGCTTTCTCCACCAGCTCAAAGACATAAAAAATCCCTGCATGGAGCAGGGCGTTTTCGGCGCGAGAGCTGAGGACCAGCTCCTGGATTGTGTTGTTAAGAACCGCAGCATCGGCTTCAGGTTCTCCAGCCTCCGTCACCGGCACTCCGGGCGCAGACTCAATCGCTTTCGCGTCATCGGTGCTGAGTACGTCCTTGTCCCAGGCTGTGTCCAGGATCTCGTAGAGCTGCCTCAGCGCCCTCTTCTTCCCAGCCTCCAGGCGGATCGGAGCGGGGGTCCAGTTGATGATCTCCCCGTGGTCATTGTAGGTGACCTCGTACACCCCGTAGGCTCCGCCCGGATTCCTCATGATCCGGTAGTTAAACGACACCCTACGCCTCCTTCTTCCCCACCACCCCGGCGACCAGCCGGTGGGTCATGCTGACCGCAGCATCCACCATCTCGTGGTTCTGCTGGGGGGAGCGGACCCCGTGACGGTCTATCATGCGGAGGAGAATGGCGTGGGCAATCTTGAGGTCGGTTTCGCGGGTCTTGGTCTTGGCAGTGTGCTTGACCAGGGCTTCCTTCGTCTTCGGCCCCAGTCGCTTCCCGATCCGCTGTCCGCCCATCGGCCGTCTCGGTGTGGGGATGGGCTCATCCCCTGCGGCCTGTGCTTTCTCGTTCTTCTTGATCCAGTCCCAGGCTTCTTCGTCTGAATCAAAGCGGCCAACGAGGTAGCCGGATGAGTTGGCCTCAGGCCAACGGAATCTTGCGATGTGAACGTCTTTTCCAGACTTCAGAGTCTGGACGATGACCGTAGGTTTAGCTTCCCTCGGCATCCTCTACCTCCTGAATGACCGCCTCACCTTCCTCAACCGCTTTGGCCCCACGCATAAAGACCCGCTTGAGGGAGTAGTAGGCGTGTTTGTAAGGGGGAACTGTCCAGATAGGTTTCTTGCCGAAGGCCAGCCATGCAGGGCAGCAGCCTAAGGCAACCGATAGCGCGATGACGGTCACCAGGGGAGGGAGCTGGTTACCGTTCTCATAGTTGCTGATGGTGATGCGACTGAGCGAGGAGATCGCCGCGAGATCCTTCTGAGAAAGGTTGGCCTTTTCACGAGTGCCCCGGAGGCGTTCTCCCAACTCAACCGCCAGATCGTTCTTCACTACGCATCCTTCCGAAGAGCGTCCTCTTTCATCCAGACTTCCAGCTCAGCCATGATCCTGACCCAGCTTTTCATCTGAATGGCGATCCACAGGATTGATCCCGTCAGGACCGCACCCATCACCAGCAAGATGATCGTGCAATATTGTGACATCCGCACCTCCCTGTTTGCCAATTGGATCTGTAATAGCAAACGCGGGGGGCGGGGGGCAAGGTCAAAATACCGACTGTGCTATTTTAACACACCACGGCTCCCTACAGCAAGTGACAGCAACTACTTGCGCTTCTCCTGCTCGACCTCCACCTGAATTCGGCGGAGTACGGCCTTGCAGTGGACCCACATCCGGGGGCTCATGCGATAACGGGTGCTGACGGCCCGGGAGTCGTACCAGTCGGTCAGCTCTTCCAGGATGTGAAGCAGCTCCCTCCGCTGACGGAGGAGCCGCGCCCGGTCATGATCCGGGGAATTCTTCATCGGTTAGGATGTCCACCCGGCCGGACTCGTGAAACACGATCCAGTCCCCCGGGTTTCCCGAAAGCATCCGCTCCCCTTGCTTGAGTTGGATGTGCCGCTTCAGCTCCAGGGCGTTCACTTCCTCTTCCTTCAGCGTCATTTTCTCCACGCCATCTCCATTTCGTGCCGCAAACTCCTTGACAACATATGGTAGTTTACTCAATACCATATACTACACCTATGAGTACAGGAGCAAAGATGCTTTCTCCGACAGGTACGCGGCTTTTGGTGCGGCCCCTCCCCGAAGAACAGTGGCCCGAGGGCACCCTTCCTGAAACACCCGCCATCCACCTCCCCGACTCGGTGCGGAAGCAAACGCCGGATTGGGACTTCGGAACCATCGTGAGGACCGGCCCCGAGGTTTCCAGGGTGGAGAAAGATCAGATCGTCTTCTTCCAGTACCACGACAACCGGCCGAGCATCACCGGCCTGTCCATCGTGGAGGAGGGGGAGATCGCTGGGGTTTATGAACCGTGATTCAGCATACCTACGGCAAGAACACCTGGACCTACTACACGGAGGAAGAGGCCCAGGAGCGGGGGATTGAGTACGAGGCTGACTGGCGCAACGGTGTTGCCGGTGGTCACGTCCTCACCGATGACGGCTGGGTAGCCCCGGTTGTCCACAACGGCCGCGCCTCCCATGGCACTTACCCATGGGTGCGGATTCCAACCGGCACCTTCTTGGGATACCCCAAGGAGAAGATGACCTCCGAGGAGCGGGAAGACCGGCACAGCTTCCTGGGCAAGCGCACGGATTACAAGAATCCCCATAGGCGCTTGACCAAGAATGAGCGGCGGTTCGTCCTCTTCTTCCTGAAGACCTTTGACACGGTGCAAGCGTACTGGGAGGTCATCGAGAAGAAGAAGGATCGGACGTTGCCTGAAGCGGAGATGGAGCGCCGGGCCTACCGCTACGCAACACAAAGGGCCAATGTCCGGATGGCAATTGAGAAGGGCACTGAGCAGATCCTTGAGAAAGCTGGCCTGACCAAAGAGTGGTGGGCTAGGAAGCTCAAAGACACCGTGGAGTCCTCAGAGCGTCCCATAGACGCGCTGAAGGGCCTGGAACTTGGGGCAAAGGTACTCGGACTCACCTCAGGCGACAGCCAGGACAAGGGGCCGCATTTCTTCGGCATCGCCACCCGCGAAGTAGAGCTGGTGGCTGGAGAGAGGCGCGAACTCCTTGACGAGGCAAGAGAGGTGGGCGGCGGAACAAACGGAGGCAGCGGAGCTACTGTCCCGGATGAGGGAGGACATGGGGCTCTTCGGGAAGCTGATGTTTCCGAGGGTGCTGTCCAAGAAGATCCCGCCGTTTCACAACGAGATTTATAGCCTCCTCGCTAATCAGGAGGTCAAGAAGAGGGCCATCCTCGCTCCCCGTGGACACTCCAAGTCCACCTTGGGGAGCTTCGTCTATCCCATGTACAAGGCCCTCTTTAAGGACCCCGAGGAACCGCGCTTCATCGTGATTGTCTCGGAGTCCCAGGACCAGGCAGTCAACTTCCTCAGCAATATCAAGATGGCCTTAGAGGAGAATCCCCGGATTCGCTACTACTTCGGGGATCTGGTGGGGGACCTGTGGACGCAGGATGACATCATCCTGAAGAACAAGGTCCGCATCAAGGCCATCGGTACTCGCCAGCGTGTCCGAGGCATCAACTTCCTCTCCAAGCGTCCCACCGACATCATCCTGGATGACTTTGAGAGTGAGCTTAACTCGCTCACTCCGGAGAACCGTCACCGCAATATGGACTGGGTGGCTGGTGCCATCGAGCCCAGCCTGGATGACGATGGCGTCCTGACGTGCATCGGCACGATTGTCCATGAGGGCACCTACCTCAACGGTCTTCGCAAGGACCCGCGCTTTGAGGTCCTCTTTTACGAAGCGATCATGGATGGCGAGTCCATCTGGCCGGAGCGGTTCCCCAAGGAACGCATGGAGCAGATCCGCGAGAGCTACCGCGCTCGTGGCCTGATCCACATGTACTACCAGGAGTACTTTAACCAGCCGCGCAACCCCGAAGAGCAGGCGTTTAAACAGCAGGACATCCAGCACTATGACGGCGACATCACCGTCAAGGATGGCCAGTCCTACATCTCCCTGAATCAGCCGGACGGCACCACGAAAGAGAAGCCGGTCAACGTGTACTGCGGCGTTGACCTGGCTATCAGCTCCCGGGGTGACTTCAGCGTCATCGTTCCTCTCGCCGTGGACGCGGACGAGAACCTCTACGTTGGCGACTACTTCCGCAAGCGCGTGGAGCCGGACCGGATCATTGATGAGCTGTTTCAGTTCCGCTTCCGGTACAACCCGCAGCTCTTCGTCATCGAGACCACGGCATACCAGCAGGCTCTCATCACTTTCCTGAGGAAGGCGATGGTGGAGCGGGGAATCCATTTCCCCATCAAGGAAGTCAAGCCGCGTCTCGCCAAAGACATTCGGCTCATGAGCCTCCAGCCCTTCTTCGTGGCCAACAAGATTTTTCTGAAGCGCCGTCACACGGAGCTGGAAGAGGAGCTGCTCGCGTTCCCGCGAGGCAAGCACGATGACCTTTTGGATGGGCTGCATAACGCGGCCTCCTTCGCGGTCCGCGCTGCCCCCAACCAAGATGCGATCACAACCAACTGGGAGTACTTCAGTGCCCCTAGCTGGAGGGTGCTATGAGGAAAAACAAGGAAGCCCAGCTCAGCGCGACACTCTACAACGAGTACCACAGCGCACGAGACGAGTGGGCCTCCGCCCAGGCCAAGGACCGAGACTACTACCTCAACAAGCAGTGGACCGAGGACGAGGCCACCACTGTCAAGGATCGGGGACAGGCTCCGCTTGTCGTGAACCGGATCTACCCGGTGGTCCAGCAGAAGCTGGCGCAGCTTGCCAGCCATAAGCCGGTCATCCGTGCGATGGCCGTGGAGGAGAGCGACTACAAGAAGGCCGAGATGTGGACGCTCATGCTGGAGTACATGCTCCAGCAGAGTGACTTCCAGCTCGTGGACCTGGACGTGAAGCGTAACCACATCGTTTCCGGTGTCGGTTACTACTACGCCTACATCGACAGCTACGCCGATGACGGCAAGGGCGAGGTCAAGGTCATCTCGCTCCCGCCTGACCTCGTGTATGTCGATCCCAACAGCCGGAAGGTGGATTACTCGGACGCGGATCACATCATGATCTCGCAGCTCTACACCTTCCAGCAAGCCCTCAACATGTTCCCGGACAAGCGCCGGAGTTTAAACAAGGCCAAGAACCAGCTCCTGGAGACCCAGGACTACTTTGGCACGGAGCTCCACTCCGATGACAACACGGTCCTACCCCAGGACGTGGACTACGTTTCGGGGCTGGCTGAGAAGCAGAGCAAAGTCCGGATCATCGAGCGATTCTCCAAGGTCCGGGTGCCCTACTACATCGCCATCAATCAGGGCATGGGCTTTTACGATGTGGTGGACCAGGCGAAGTACAATCAGTTCTTCGCTGAGGACGATGACTACGACACCACCAGGATCTACCGCACGCACATCGAGCGTGTGGTGACGGCGGGGGACTCGGTGCTCCTCGCCAAAGAGATCCTCCCCATCGAGGACTATCCGATCATCCCCAGCCCCAACGTGTGGGTGGGGACGCCCTATCCCATGAGCGATGTCCGCTACCTCCGTCCCATCCAGGACGAGATCAACAAGCGCCGATCCCTCCTCATCCTTAACGCCACGTCCGGCTCATCTTCCAAGTGGCTGGTAGAGGAGGGCTCTATCGAGGAGAAGGAGTGGGACCGTAAGGCTCATATCCCGGGTGCAAGGCTCCGCTACCGTGCGGGGTTTAACCCGCCTACGCCCATCTTCCCGGCTCCGCTTCCCGCCGCGATTGCTCAGCTTGAGGCTGAGGGGAAGCATGACCTCGACTACACGGCCGGGGTTTTCGGGGTCAGCCACGGCGACCCCCAGGACGCTCCCGAAACTTACGGAGCAACCCTGGCCCTGGAGGAGCACGCCAACCGGCGTGTCTCCGCCAATGTGGAAGTCTTCGCGCACGCGAAGAAGGTGCTGGGCCGCGTCCTCATCGGACTGGCTCAGGACGTTTACACGGTTCCCAAGTTCATCCGCGTGACGGGTGACGAAGGGACGGTGCAGGAAGTGGTGGTCAACGAGGGCCGCAATTTCCTGGATCAAGAGAAGTATGACGTAATCATCGAGTCCGGGCGCTTCGCGCCCACCAACCGGATTGCTCACGCTCAGTTCATGATGAACCTCTACGAGCGTGGCGCAATCGACAACTCCGCTCTGATCCAAGAGCTGGACATCCCCAACAAGGAAGACCTCCTCCAGCGCCTGGGGACCATCAATCAGCAGTCACAGACCATCCAGGCTCTCCAGCAGGAGCTGAAGAACGAGCAGGGTCTCAATCAGACCATGCGCCGTCAGCTTCAGCAGGCTGGGGTCAAGGGCGTGGTGGACGAAGTGCGCGTCCTGGAGAAGGGCGAGCTGCTTGAGACCAAGGCGAAGGAGGCGGTTGAGCGCAAGGAGCTGGACCTCGCTGAGAAGGAGGCCGAGCTGGAGCTTGAGCACGTTGTCCGGATGCACGAGCTGGAACTCAAAGCGGATCGACAAAACCGCACCCCTGACAAGGGAGCTGGCAACTAGCCACACCTCCGCAGGGCCGGGTGAGAGAAAAGGAGACAGACATGCCTGAGGACACCCCCCGAGGCTCCCAGGAATATGAAGCAACGGACGCTTATCTGAAGCGCACGGTCACGGCGAACTTCCCCGAGCCGGTTGGGGAACCGTCAAGTGAGCCTGCCTCTGATAGTGCCGTGGATCAGTCGGAGCCCGACAGCTTGCTGAGTGGCAAGTACAAGACTGAGGAGGCGCGAGATGAGGCGTACCGTCACGCACAAGCGGAGATGAACCGCTCCGTGCAAGAGGCGGCCCGACTCCGAGCTTCTGCTGAAAGGGCGGAAAGATTCCCGCTGCTTCTGGACGAGGCAGAGAACAACCCTGAATTCGCCGCTTACATCAAGCAGTGGATTGACGGAGGGGGACAGCAAACCGCTGCACCCGAGCCGGAGATCCCTGTGATTCAGGAGACGGACGAGTTTGGCGTCCCGACTGGCCAGGTCAAAATTGACCCCAACGCCATGCAGGATGTCATCGACGCTCGTGTCCGTGCGGCGACTCAGGAGGCTCTCTCTGCTCACCAGCAGCAGCAAAGTTTTCAGCAGCAGATCAACCAGCTCAAAGAGCGGGAGGGACTAACGGACACCGAAGTGCAGGACTTCATGCAGTCGGTGAACCGCCCCGTGACCGTTGAGGACATGTGGCACATCCACAACCGCGACAGGGCAGCCGCCCAGGCTGCGAATCGTGGACGCACGGAAGTCGCTGAGCGCATACGCCAGACACAGGCAAGGGGACCCGCCATCGGTGCTACCACCGGACAGGCGGAGCGTCCTAAGGCCCTGGATGAGCAGATGGCCGAGGACATCCTGGAAGTGGGCCGCAAGTCCCGACTGCAACGCGAGCTGGGGATCTAAAGAAGTAGGAGAAGATCCTCATGAGTATGGAAACCGACATCGGAAAATACGGTTCCGGTTTTTATGGGAGTGACCTCGATGGCCGCAGAATGGTCATCGACATGTCCAAGAAGATTCACATGCTTTCCCCGACTGACACGCCGTTTTACGTCCTTCTCGGACAGACCGCGAAGGAAACGGCGCAGAATCCCAAGTTTGAGTGGATGGAGGATGAGTACTTCACCCTCCGCACGGTGAAGTGCAAGTTCGGCGTCATCGCCGCGACTCACAGCTTCTCGTACCTCCGCTTTGACAGCCCGAATGACATCCAGGCTCTGGAAGCCGCGCCGTTTAAATCCACGGCTGCGGACTACATGCTGGATGGGTCCGAGGTCCTGGTCAAGCTGACCCTGGCCGAGCACACCCATGATACCGCTGCTGACGGTAGCGGTGACATCATGTGGGTCATTCTGGAGAAGAACGCGGTCAACAACGCCGGGACTTGGCGGTCCGTTTCCGCCAACGACTACGGCGGCACGCTGACCACGGACGCTACCGGGTACGTTATCCCGCTGGCGTGGCAGGACAGCTCTGAGACCATTGATAACCACGGCGTCACCTACTCTGCCCGGACGGGCACCATGGCGACTTCCGAGGCTATCTGTCTGGACCTTGAGAGCGGTGGAGCTGACGAGGGACTGTGGAGCACCGTCATCAACGCGGTGTCTTCCACTACCGTCATGGACGGCTTTGACAAGGCTGTCGGTTCCGCCACGGGCACGGAGTACGACTGCTACCTCCAGGTGTACACCCCGAACTTCCTCAACGAAGACGCCAGCTATGCCGCTGGTGGCTACTACGAGGGATCGGGCCTGCCCGAGGAAACCCGTAAGGGCGTCCGTCTGAGCAGCAACTACACTCAGATTTTTAAGACCCCTTACACCATCACCAACACGGCCATCTCCACGAGCTACATTGGCGGAGATGAGCTGGCCCGACTCCGAGCCAGGAAGGCGATCCAGCACAAGATCGACCTGGAGCAGGCGCTTCTGTTTAACGGGGCGAAGGCGATTGACGCCACCACCTCCGAGAGCCCGAAGCGCGTCACTGCTGGCCTTGGAATCGGAACCGCTCAGGCGGGATTCATCAAGAGCCACTCTGCTGGTCAGGCTACGGCCAACGCGACCAGCGGCACGGGGCTCTACTGCATCGGCGGCAAGGGCGATGCTTACGATGATTTTTACCCGGAGCTGATGGCCGCGCTGGAGAAAATCTTTGATGACTCCATCGTGGGCTCCGACACCAAGATGATGTTCTGCTCTCAGAAGTGGCTTGGTGCCTTCACGAAGTACAGCGGGACCAGCGCCACGGCTCCGTTCCCCAACGTGACTACCATGACGATGGGCGACCCTGAGGCCACCTTCGGCCTCCGGGTGATGAAGTACATGTCCCCCTACGGGGTCGTGAACGTCATCCCCACGCCCGTCCTTCGCGGTTTTTACGAGGACTACGCCGTGATCCTGGACTTCGCCAACATCTCGCTGAAGGTTCTGCCTGGACGTGACACGCACATCGTCACCAACGCGCAGGGTAACGATGAGGACGGACTCAAGGAGTACATCCTCACCGAGATGGGCCTGAAGGTCATGCACGAGCAGACCCACGGCATCCTCAAGCTGGTGAGCCCGTAAGGGACCGCCTTGATCGGGGGGCCTTGAGCCCCCCGGTCTCCTGAAAGGAGAGCAGAAATGCCTACCGCACGGAGTATCGCGGACAAGGTTCTGATTAACGAAGACGCCTTGACCAAGCGAGTCACCACGATGAGCGCCACGAATGTTGACGCTCAGAACAACACCATCACAGCCGCTCAGATTGCTGGCGGCCTCGTGGTCCACACGTCCGTCACGGGCGCGGGAACGGCTACCAGTGACACGGCAGCCAATCTTGTTGCCGCCCTGCTAGGCGCGAATGATGACTGCGTGGCCTGTTACTACGTCAACGATGGAGACCAGACCGTCACGTTTGCCGGGGGCACGGGCGTCACCGTGGCCGATGCCGGTCAGACCGTGGCTGAGAATGAGTCTGCCATCCTCATCTTCCGTAGGACCAGCGCGACGGCTGTTTCGCTCTACGTCTTCGGAGCCTAACCCTGAGACTGGGGGGCCATGTGCCCCCCAGCCCTTAAAGGAGGGCTATGCGTAGGAAGTACGCCGACACGGAGACTCTCCGCAACATGGGAACCACTCAGGTTCTGGATGCTGCGGGTGAATGGGCGACCTTTGACGTGTCCAAGGTGGATGGCTGGATTATCGGCGTGAAGATGGCGAAGAACGGCGGCACCAACGTCACCTACCAGCTTCATGGCTCTTGGGACGGCACTACGTCCACGGCGTCCAAACAGTCGATGCAGCTTGGCGTGTCCGCCTTGGACAACATGGACGTGGACTACGATGACGCAGGGAGCAACGTGGTCTGTGACGATGAAGTGCAGCGGTACTTCTTCTTCACCCGTGACGCCCTGTTTGAGTACAAGCCTGTCGCTTTCGCCCAGGGCTTCCACGTCTATTACGGAGCGCAAACAGGAGGCCCTGGCCAGACGCTGACATGCACCATCGTCCAGGCGTGGCGCAACCTGACCACATAGGAGGATCATGGCTGAGACTTTAACGGAATCCGTCCTCCTTGACGGCGTGGCTGCGAACCTCGACTTGGAGAGCACGGACTTAACGACAACGGTGGAGAGCGCCGTTAAGCAGTGGGCAATCGAGGGTCTGCACTTCCTTGCCCAGGTTGCGGCCGACTACGCAGTGGAGAGTTACCTGTCCACTACGGTTGCCGCCACCAATCCGATCACCTTCCCGAGCGATGCCCTCAAGGTCATCCGGGTGGTGACCAGTGACAATGACGAGGCGAAGTACGTCAAGCCGTCCAAGCTGACGGCGGTGAAAAACCTCTTCGCCGGAGGCACCAACAGCTACAAGGCCGGACAGCAGATTTGGTCTGTGGTCAACGGCAAGGTGGAGGTCTTCCGGCACTCCGGGAACATCACGGCGCACTACGTCCCGACTCAGAGCTGGGGCAGTACGCAGTGGTGCAAGCACGTTGAGACTGCGGTGGACTACTACTATCGCTGCATCAACACGCACTACGGAGACGCGACCTTTGAGCCCCAGGACGGGGAAAACTGGGAGCTTGTTTGGGGTGGACGCACCACCACGGAGCCCTCTGCCTGGACCTTGTGGGCGGCGGAAGAAGACTTCACCACGTCCTCCATCACCATCCCTACCGGGTGGACGGGTCTTGTTGTGGACTACGCCACGGTCAAGGCGAAGATGAAGGATGAGGAGAGTCAGCAGGCGCAACAGCTCTGGCAGATGTTCATGCAGGGGCTCGTGCGCTTCCGGGGCTTTGAGGATCTCAAGGCAACGGTAGGGGGTTAATCATGGCCTCGCTGACTACCGCCGAGCTGCTTGACGCAGTTTCGGCCCGGGTGGGCAAGACGCCGACTGAGTTTGGTCCCGTGCAATCGGACCTGGAAAACTGGGCGGTGGATGCGCTCATGTGGCTATTGCCGCTTGCCCCGGAGTCCGGGCTGGTCAGCGTGACGCAGACCGCCTCAAAGACTCCGCCCTTCACCATGCCCTCCACCTACATGAAGGTGCAGAGGGTCTCGGCCCTGGACGGGCGGCTGGCTCATTATGTCGCGCCGGAGCAATTCCTGAAACTCACCGGCTCCACTGGCACGGATACGGTGGATGACGGGGCGCAGGAGTGGTCTGCCAGGGAGGACTCCTACCTCCCCAATCCGAGCATCGTCAAGTATCCCGGCACCGGGGGGTCGATCTACGTTTGCAGGAAGACCCACACTTCTGACGATGCCTACAAGCCCGGCGACAACGCCGTGACATGGGGCGAGTATTGGTGGGGGCCTTTCGCCAACGATACCACCTACGACACCTGGGACACGGAGCAGTCCTACACAGGGCAGGGTCTCCATCAGGGGGTGGGTGGTCCCAGTCACAGGATATGGACTGAGATTGGTGGGACGGTCTCCGTCTATCGCAAGCTCTGTCCCTCCGAGACGTTTTACATCCACTACCTGGCAGTCCCGGCCTGGGGCGATGCGACCTACAAGCGCAACGATCCCAGTGGTGACGCCGCCACCTACTACCTCTACAGGATGCTTCGTCCTCATGTGTGCGCGGCCGACAACGAGCCGGGCGTGGGGGACAACTGGGAGGACTACTGGAGCGGTCCGCTCTCCGATGATGAGAGCTACGGAGCCTGGACGCTGGGCGCGGACCTGACCACCGACCCCACCATGGAGATCCCCGTGGGGTGGGAGGGCATCCTTGCCGACTACTGTGCCATGCAGTTTCACCTCCGTGAGGGGAACGTCAACGGTGTGGACCGCATGAACGCGATCATCCAGCAGGAGATCAGGCAGTTCGGGATCTACACGGACACGCCGAAATCGGTAGGGGGCTGATATGGACCGCAAGGAAGTACGCACGATCATCCGTAGGATGCTGACGCCGGACGAGAACGTGCTCGTGGCCGACTATGAACTCAACAGCATGATCCGCCAGGGGCTCATCGAGTTATTCACTGAGCTGGGTGGTGAGCTGTACGAGGAGGACGTGACCACGGATGCCGATGGATACGGCGACCTCACCGACCTCACCAACGAGCTTCTCCGGATTGTGCGCGTGGAGCTGGACGGGGTGAGGGTGAACCGGATCAGCCTGGATGAGATTTACGACACGAGCCAGGAGGCCACCTAATGCCGCACAGCCTGAAGAAGCTCAAGGAGCTTACGGCCAGCCTTCAGCCCCCTCGTGTTTCCCCCGGCTACCAGTACTACGAGACCAATGGTGGGGGGAAGGTCAAGACGGAGGGACTCCTGAAGGAGGATGGGTGTGCTGTGCAGAACGCCGTCTTTGAGACGGAGGAGGAATTCCCGGGCCACACTCATGACATGCTGGAGTACCTGATTGTCTGGAAGGGCAAGGGCATCCTCACCATGAACGGGGAGGACATCGAGCTGGGCGTGGGGAGCTGCATAGCGATCCCTCCGCACACTTCGCACTCGTTCCGGGCGGAAGCAGGGACGCAAGTGCTAGGCATCACCATCCCTGCGGAGGAGGCGTACCCGGATGCCTGATATGAACGGGTGGAACGAGTGGAGTAAACACGTTCTGGCTGAGCTGGAGCGTTTAAACGATTGCTACGAGCGGCTTGACAGCAAGGTCACGTCCCTCCGTGAAGAGGTGGTCATCCTCAAGGTGAAGGCTGCGGTGATCGGGGCAATCGCGGGCTTCGTTGTGGCTGCTGCTATCAAGCTCATTGACTTTGGAGGGGGACCCTAATGGGAATCTCAGACGCTGCGGCCGGGACCTTCTGGTATCCCTTCGGCCGAAGCAAAATTGGCACCTGGAAGGCGCTGGCCTCAGACGATCTCACGATTGTGTACGAGGGCTACCCGACTTTGGAGGCGATGACCAGCTCCGCAGACAACGAGCTGGACATGCCCGAGGAGTGGGTCCAGGCCCTGATCGACTTTTGCGCGTGGAGGATCTTTGAGCGCGTGGAGAAGGATGACCGCAAGAGAGCTGCCCACCACAAGGGGCAGTTCCTCTACTTCCTGCACCGGGCCAAAGCCCGGGATGACATCAGCGATGGGCACCGGGCCTTCCCGAGGCTCCAGGACTTTTAGCCATGGGTGAGAAGAAGCTGCTGAAGCTGAGCGATTGGTCCCGGGGGATGATTACGGCGTCCAGCCGTATGGACCTCCCGCCCAATGCGCTTTGGTATGCAGAGAACGTGGACTTCTCCATCCCCCTCCGCCAGGGCTTCCTGGAGTGGGATGCCATGCTTGGCAGCGGTGACACCACGGAGCCCAACCCGAATCACAACACGGCCGCTCAGGCTGCGGCCACCTTTGACTGGCAGTGGACGGCCGGGATCGGGTCCTTTAACTGGGTCTATCCGTACACCTTTGCCGGGTCCGCCTACATGGTGAAACAGGCGGGGACCGACCTCTACTACCGCAAGCAGTACGTCACCCAGGAGTGGCAGACTCTGGACCTTTCGGGGCCTGACCCCGCACCCACGGTCAATGCAGATGCCCCGGTGCATAGTACTGGGGAGCAGCTCCTCATCCCGACTACCGAGAGCGGCTCCAACTACACGGTCCGCATGTGGGACAACTCGGCGGTGTCGCAGGCATCTTTCCCGATCATCGAGATCAAGAACGACAGCAATTTTGCCTGGGCAAGCCTCGCCAAAGTCCGGGTCCAGACCTCGCCTTCCGGCAAGTGGTACTGCTACGTCTGCATGAAGAGGCATCAAGCCGAGAATAGCGATGAGACGGATGGGACGTATCTGCCCAACTCCATCGCTGACCTTTATCCGGATGAGGGGCCTCAGCCCTGGATGCAGCACTGGCTGTACACGGGGAAGTACTCCAGCGAGGGCGATGCGATTGCTGCTGGCTACACCACCGAATGGACGGACGGCACTTGGTATAACGCGGAGCTGGTGGGGCAGTGCAAGATCACGGTCACGAAGGCAACGCTGGTGGCTGCCACCACGGGAGCAGCAGTCCAGGTGGAGTTTGAGGGGCATGAGAGTACGGACGGCGTAAGCTCCGTGCTGACGGCCAGGGGCTCCTACTTCGGGAACTACTGGGATGACCCCGACAACTTTTACACCAAGATCATCCCCCCGAGCGGGACCGAGACCGACTACGATTGGCCGGATGGCTTCGCCAGCAACAGCCTCAGCTTCGCGGACAACGGGCTGATTGCTGCTGGCAACGGCTTCCATGTCAGCCCCTACAAAGTGGTTTCTCCCCGGCCTCCCGAGACGGTCAGCGGCGGTCCTATCGAGTACTGCCCGTCTGCCTTCACCGTGACCCCGGAGTGGAAGAAGCCCACCAAGCTCACCTACTACGTTGTGTACCAGCTTGAGCATGGTGGCTTCACCAAGCCCACGGAGCTTTTCAGCGACGACGTGGTGGATGAAGAGGCCGGACACCAGGCCATCGCCTTTCAGGTCTGGCATGATCTGACCAACTGGTCCCCCACGGTTGTCCGTGCCCACTTCTTCCGTGTTGCCGAGGCAGACGGCAACGAGGCTTCCGAGGAGACCTGGCTCTTCTCGGCGGATCGGGAAACCTCTCAGTGGATCACGCTGATTGCTGGGACGCCCTCGTCATACCTCCTGGCCCCCACGGACACAAACGTCACGGGGTCCACCTACGGATACGGTCACTGCTTCGGCGGCTCTCCGGAGTGTACTGTCCGCTCCCAGCGGTATCATACTCAGGGCGACATGGGCGCTTCGGTGGAGGACCAGCGGTGGGCCTCCGGGATTAGCGCGGCCTTCCTGGATCTGGCGGAGAAGGGTGTAAACCTTTCCGCTGGCCTCAAGGGTGGTATGGGCATTGTCAGCTTCCTGGACTACGGCCAGGATGCCACGGAGTCCGCCACCACCCTGCTGGGTGTGAGCCTCAATGATCTCATGGGCACTACGTCCATTGACGTGTCCACCCTGACTCTTGTTGGGGTGGTGCTGGGCCGGGCCTTTTACAAGGACCTGGGCCAGGGCACGGTGTACTACTCCGAAGTGGACCGCTTCAGCTTCGTCCCGCCCACCAACTACCTCTACTTCCAGGACGCTGGCCAGCTCGTACAGGTGCTTAACCTTCACGGCTATCTGCTCCTGCTCTTCAACTACAAGAGCGTGATCCTGGACGCCCGGACCGGCCTGGATGAAACGTGGTCTCTTGTCCAGGAGCTGCGTGGCGTAGGGTGCGTCAACGCCAACTGCGTGGTGCAACACGAGAGCCTCATCTTCTGGATGGGCTCCGGCTCCATTTGGCAGTGGGATGGTGCTGGGAGGCCGGAGCGAATCTCCGGGGCCATCGAGTACCCGGGCTTTGACAAGGACATGACCATCGCGGCTTCCAGCGGGGCCTGGGTGGCGGTGGACCCGGCCACCAAGGAGCTGCTCGTGTACATGGGTGAGAATACCTATCACAGCGGCTGGGGCGAGTTGCTATGGGAGGACACTGAGGGGACCCGGGGCAAGTGCATGGTGTACTCCATCGCACGGAAGACCTGGACCGCTGAGACCTTCCGAGGGTATGTGGCCACCGACAAAACCGACTACTCCGCGCTGGGCAAGCCCTTCCCCCTGGACAATTATCTCCTGATCCCTTGCGACCAGGACGCCGGTACGCCGTGGACATACATTATCGTCCGGCAGGGATACCGGAAGTTCCTGACGGACGTGATTACCCACGATGAACATGCGCCCCTGTTTAAACGCCAAGTCCTGGAGACGGGCTTCATGGACCTGGGGGAGCACTTCCGGGACAAGAAGCTCAAGCGACTCCACACCAGCTTCACGGCCCCCCTGGATACCAGCGAGACGATCAGTGCTGAGGTCCTGGATCACTGGACGATCAGCCTCTACCTCTTCCAGGACTGGGAGGATGACTTCGGCGCAGCTCCCTGGACCATGCTCAGCGACTTCACGGCCGACTACACCTGGGAGGTGGCTGACGAGGACGGCACCGGCTACACGAAGACCATGTACCGTTTAAACAACATCCCCAGCCAGCAGCATCGCTATGTGGCGATGTGCCTGGAGAGTGCTGGCACGGATGGCACGGGGATGCTTGACGAAAATGTGACGAAGGCTGAGCTGGGAGAGCTGAGCCTGAGCTTCGCTACCAAGGAGAAAATCTAGTGCCTCTGGAACCCAAGCAGATTGTGGAGCGATTCCGCCAGCTTGAGACCCAGCGGGTTTGCAAGGCATACCCTCGTGCGCCCAAGCCTTCCGATGGCGCTGAGGGAGAGATGGCCATTTATCCCACGCCCTCCGGCAACGGCTTCTCCGTCAAGTTTAAGGGCAAGTGGCGCGAGGTGGGGGCCAGCGAGGGCGAGGGCAATCCCTACGGCTATGGGGCTGCCAGCAGGATCATCTACACTGTGGGTGACCACGATCACGAGGACTACCCGCCCTGGTCTGAGATCCAGCGGCTGGACTCTCTCATCCGGGATCTGATTGACCGGGTGAACGTTCTCTTCGGTGAACTCTTCACCGTGGACCCGCGCTTCATCACCTTCCCGTACATCGCATACGGCACCCCCCAGGGCGAGGTCCCGGTGGGGACCGTTGTGGCCAAGAGCTATGCCGAGGGCGAGGCGGAAATCTACCTCTCCTTTGAGTCTGGCAGCGTCTTTGAGGTCTATGACCCGGTGGCCGATGATTGGGTGCAGTCAGTCGGTGGTGACGGCGAGATCATGGTGTACCCGATTGACTGGCAGGAGCCGGACCCTGGCATTGGCCCGAAAGAAATCTATGCTCGGCTGGATGTGGACGGCGGTAGGGGCCGGGCGACTCAGAGCGACACCCTCTACGTTGACTTTTACATGAATGACCTCCGGGTCAACCGTGTGGAGGTCAGCCTATCGGCGGACTTCGGCGTGGGTGCTGACATCGAGATCACCCCGTTTAAGCAACTCCGCCTGGAGGACGTGGAAGTCAATCACGTCTATGACGATCACCCGGATGCAAACGATGGCACCGGGTACATCACCGTCAAGAACAACGGGATGACATCCACCAGCTTCACGCTGACCACGTTTAACTCCCACTACTACGATAGCGCCCTGGCGCGGCTGCGGTACATCTCCACCGATGACCCGCCTTGGGTCACCATTCTCAACGATGATGGCGACCCCAACATCGAGCTGATAACCGGCACCCCTACGGTGGAGCAGGGTGATGACGATGACGGCGGCAACGAGACCTTTGCCGTCACGGTGGATGCCAGTGAGGAGCTGAGGATCTTCCCCAGGGCGCGGCCCAAGGCGGAGGGGACCGGAGATGGCGGAGCCACTCAGGACAACCTCATGCACATCGGGATGAACCTCTCCAGCCCCTACGATGACTACCAAGTCATCGTAGAGGCGGTGAATTACAACCTCATCTCCGTCACGCCGGACATGGACTACGACTTCGGGCCGCACAAGGTTGGGCAGTTGGAGGCCAATCAGCCCTACGTCACCTACACCGTCCAAAACGAGAGCACGGTCCACGCCGTCAAGGTCCTGGTAGAGTGGGGGCAGAAGTACGCCACCCTGGACGAGGAGTACTGGGACAGCGGCTACAACTTCCGGCTGGACGCCGACTGGGGACAGGCTGACCCGGACTTTGAGTGGTACAACGCCGCCAACGGCTTCTGGCCGAATGACACGGACGATGGCTCCGACCCGCTGTATGTGGAGCACCGTTTAAAGCCGAAGGGTGACCCGGGCGGCTTGGACAAGGCAGAGATCCGTGTGTACTTCGCCCCCTCCGGGATGTGGTCCCTCCGCGAAGCAGAGATTGAGTTTAATGTCTGGTATGAAAACCCGGACGCACCTGACGTTTGGGTTGAGGTCCTCCAGCGTGAGGTGCGCGGGACAGGCGTGGCTGACGGCGCAGTCTTTGACTACTCCCACGGCACGGACTGGGATGGGAGCAAGGTCGTGGGTGAGATGGACTTCGGCATTGTCACCCAGGAGATGGTCAATGAAGGCGAGGAGCGGTATCTCACGTTCACGATTGACAACGTGGGCACGGACGCCGGGACCGTTTACGGCGAGCTGCACACGTCCATCTATGAGAGGTTTGTCATCTCCTCCGCCGTCCTCAATGACATGGACGGCACCCACTCCGATGTGACGGTCACAGAGATCACGAACTACATGACCAAGTTCGCGGAGACCAGTATCCCCGCTGGTGGCAGCCTCACCCTTGAGCTGAAGACGGACATTGACCAGCTCCCGGACGGGTACGAGGACGGGTACTATGTCCGCATTTGGGACAATGACGAGAAGGACACTCAGCTCGGCCAGTTTGAGTGCGTGGTCATGAAGGCTGTGCTGGACGCCATCCTCCAGTGGGAGTTCCAGGACCCGAATGACTCCAACTGGTATCCCGTCACGGAGCTGGACCTGGGGATGGTCCGGGCCGGTGCTACGAGCAGCGGCGTGGAGGTGGAGTACACCAGCGGCATCGTGGATGGGCTCCGCATCACCAACATTGGGGGGCAGACCGGCACCTTTGATCTTGGTGTCAGGAACCTGGATTCAGCGGGGGTCTTCGCCCTCCATGCTGGAGATGTCAGCGATGTGGAGTTGGCCCCTGGGGCGAGTGAGTCCGGCTACGTCTTTAAGATGACGGCTCCGGTTTGGGACGAGAGCAACTACCCGCCCGGCTCAACGGAGATGCAGCACTCTGCTGTGGTGGGACCGACTAACACGCCTTACGGAGACCTCAATCTCCGTGGGCGCTCCGGCCGGTTTTACGAGTTCCTGGGTCTGGACACCCAGCGTGGCGAGATCAACCTGGGCCAAGTGGTCCGTGGTGGCAAGTCTCGGCGTGAGTTCTCCATCGCCAACGTCAGCGAGGGGCTGTCTGTCGGATACAGTCTCAAGATTTGGGGCGACTCGGTGGGCAACTTCACCGACCCCAAGCTGACGCTCTACGAGATTGACGGGTTAGGGAGCTGTGAGTTTGGCACGGACGCCTCGCCCGGAGGGACGGTCTCCGGGACGATTCAGCACATTGGCTCAGGCCAAAACACGGTGGCGCGGTTTGTGATCGAGTATGCCCCGGACCATGATGATCCTGAAGTGAACCTGGAAGCCTGGAAGTACTCGGGCTCTGAGGGCGGTAGCAAGCCGCACGGGGATAGCACCTGGCAGTCGGTCATCATCGACTGTGACATGACCATCCAGGGGGAGTCTCAGGAGCAGGGACCGTGCATCACTCTTCACGGGTCTGTGGGCTCGGATGTGCTCTGGTGTCGGCCTATCAACGCCACCACCAACCTGGGGAAATTCCATGAGCTCAATCAGGGGTTGTTCTGTGTGATGTTTGAGAACACCTCTGGCGGGTATCACACCTTTGACCCGGAGACGGTGGGGGATGCGATCCTTTGCCGCCCGACTACCTATAACGCCACCGACATGGGCAAGCGCAACGATCCCAGTGGTAACGGCTCCACCTACTACCTCTACAGGATGCTTATTCCTCATGTGTGCGCGGCCGACAACGAGCCGGGCGTGGGGGCTAACTGGGAGTACTACTGGAGCGATCCGTTCTCCGATGATGAGAGCTACGGAGCCTGGACGCTGGGCGAAGACCTGACCACCGACAACCCGATGTCTCAGGCGAAGGTGCTTTCTCCGGGCGAGCAGCACCCGGTCTTCATTGACCGCCGCCCCTCCGGGATGGACACGATGGGGGGGATTGACTCCAACCCGGACCCGGAGGAGCCGTGGATCAACACCACGGCCGTCCCGTCTGGACAGGTCTCCTATACGGTGCGTGGCAACTCCGGCAGCTTGGACCACACAGTCCTTTACGAGGAGGGCTCCGGCCCTGGCTACGCTGGGGCCTGGTGGGGCACCCTGGGTGATGAAGGCTTTTACGATCTCGGAGAGCTTCGCGCTGGGCGGTGGCTGGAGGCGTGGAACAAGCGCATCCTGATCGGGGTGAGGCCGTACTACGTCTCCTTCACCACGGCGGGGGTGACCATCGGGAACTTCCTCATGGACAACTGGAACAACTCCTTCTCCCTGAGTGCTCAGGCACCGTTTAAATTTAAGGACCCGTCCAACTCGGAGCTTATTGGGTGGGATGAGCGGCCCTTCACCATTGACGGGGACGAGCAGAGCATCCCCACGAGCTGGGGTGACTTAACCCATCGGTACAGGTGGAACACATCCTACTTCACGGGTGACAAGGAGATCGCCTACTTCTGGTTTGTCCCCTACATCTCTACCACCACCTACAACGCCATGCCGGTGGCCAATAAGTGGTTCCGGTTCCAGCTTATGATGCGAAACACCGGCTCCAACGATCTCCACCCGGTCTCTCCCATGTTCCAGGGCCGTGCTCTTGCCGCGAGTACGGAGACAGAGGTGGTGCTTTCTCCCCAGGGCGGGGACGTATTCACCATTGGGGATGAGGTCACCATCGTCTGGACGGGCACCAACGATGTTACGGCTGTGGATGTGTCGATCAAGTCCGTGTCCCAGGGCTTCATCTGCACCGTCATCTACAACGACTTTAACGAGGGCCGATGCGTTTGGGACACGAGTGACGGCTCTCCCTCGGCTGGCGATGACTTTTACGTTGCGCTGGAGATCGGTGGGACCACCACTAACCTCGCTTACAGCGATTACTTTTCCTTGGTGACCTGATGGCTATTTATCTCTACGCACGGTTTACGGAAAACGCCAGCGGCACGGAGTACACCCGTGACCGGGGGATTAAGGAGTTCACGGCCGCTGACAGCGAGGCCGAGATCCTTGGCAGCTTTAAGGCGAACATGCGCCACCAGGGGGCCAACCCGAAGCTGACCCACTGCGTCATCACCACGGATGAGGGTGGGGCCGAAGAGGACCTGAAGATTTACGAGTACTACTGGTCTGAGGGCAAGCAGATCCTGGTCCCGGTCTTTTACGAGGATGACCGCGCCGGGGACATCACCCTTGACTGGGAGTACTCCGCGACCTACGAGCCGCTGTGGCTGGACACGAGCACCGGCCCTCCGGCCGTGGACACCTTCACCTTCCCTGGTCATGTGTGCCAGTACATCGCGGTGTACAACAACGGCACTGGGGACATCACGGCCGGAGACCTCTGCTCCTACAACAGCAACGATGCTGACAAGCGGCACTACGTTGAGCTGCGGGGAAGCGGGAAGACTGCGGAGCCCCCGGCTGGAGTGGCGCTGGATGACATTGACGAGGACTGCTGGGGTCGCATGGCCATCGCTGGCTTCTGTGATGTGACCACGAGTGATGACCGCTCAGCCACGAGCGGCACTCTCTTCGCCAGCGAGACCGCAACAGAGTACCACGAGGTTACCACCACACCCACGGATTGGCTGGTGGGCACGGCGGCGGGAGGAGTCGGGTCCAGCTACGTTAGCACCTGGGCTCGGGTCCAGCTCAGCCTCGCGGCCGGGACGGACCCGGACTCCATCACGCTTGACAGTGAAGCCTGGACGGCGGTGCTGTCAGGGCTCAGCGCCCCCGATCTCCAGGAGGCGATGGATGAGATTGACGGCCATGAGATCGAGGACCATTTAAACACCACGGCCACGGGCGCGGAGTTGGAGACGCTGACCGATGGCTCGGACGCGGACAGTCTCCACACCCACAACCTGAAGCTAAACATCTCGGACATTGATGACTCTCCGGTGAACGGGGAGACCTCCGCGCCGATCTCCAGCAACTGGGCCTATGACCACGATGCTGACGAGGACGCGCATCACCTCGCCATCTACCCGCCGCTTCCGATCATGACAGACCGGGTGCTCTACACGGACTCCGGCGAGTCTGGCCATATCAACTTCAGCTCGGTCACACAGACGGAGCTCCAGACCCTGACAGACGCCTCCGATGCGGACAGTCTCCACACTCACGGGGACTTTGTGAAGCATGACGGCTCCGTGGTGATGACGGGCGACTTGGACACCGATGGTAACGATGTTGATTTCGGCGCGACTGGTAAGGCCAGGAGCCTCACTGAAATCACAACTGAGACCGTCCTGAATGTTGAGTTTAACAACGCTGGCGCGGCAACCGCCAGATGGCGCAACGATGTCTCGGGCCAGCTTGAGTTTGACCTTGAGGGTGACCTGGACGTGGACGGGGATGCCGACATCTCCGGGGACATCACCACCAGCGTCATGGCCAGCAGGGTTGTGGTCACCGATGGCAGCAAGGTCCTGGACGCGGCCACCATGACCTCGGCCCAGCTTGACGATCTCATGCTGTGGGAGGACACGTCCACGGGCGCGGATGCCGGAACGTGGCAGGGTCACAAGTGCGCCTACATCACTCTCCAGAACGAATCCGGCTCCACGATCAGCGCCGGAGACCTCGTAGTCTATGACGATGACAGCAGCACCTATCAGGAGGTGAAGACTCGGGACGCGGCCGATGAGCTGCCCATTGGAGTCGCTCTCGCTGAGGCTGAAGATGGCGAGGACGTGAAGGTGGGGATCGCCGGATTCTGTGACGTGAACCTGTACACGGATACCTGGAAGTCCACCACCGTGGGGGAGAAGACCTCCGCGCAGAACTTCCCCATCCGGTGCAGCTACGTCCGGGGCAACTACGAGAAGTGCATCATTGATGACTTCTTCGGCAGTAGCGACTACGACATGAGCGGGTACGGGCACCTCCTTGGGACAGCAGTGAGCGAGGCTGGGATCGGCTACGCCTCGGGCAAGGTCCGCGTTCAGCTTAACATCGTCCAGCAGAGCAAGGCTCCGCTGGAGGCGATGACTCACGGCGGGGACCTGACGCTGTGGCTGCGAAACTTTAAGGACACGGACGAAGAGCCCCTGGACGGCACCGACTACGGGTACAGCTCCGACAACTGGCTGGACCTCACCCCCTGGAACAACGACTTCGCTTGGTCCGCCTATCCCAGCGGCTCGGAGCCCAGCTACGAGCGCGACACGCAGAACGGGTACGGGGTTGCATCCTTCACCGTGGGCAACTACGACAACCTGACGCTGAAGCACGCCTCCTACGGGGATGACACCTACCTCCACGACAACAACGATGGCCTGTCCATCATGGCCTGGGGCAACTGGAACGCGGACAGCGACTGCATCATCGCCAAGTACAACACGAGCGGGAATGACCGCTGCTTTTACCTCCGCACCCATGCGGCCTATATCAGCGAGGATGGGACATACAGCGCCACGCTCTACGATGGGTTTACACGCCCCACGAGTTTCGGCTGTGTGGGTTTTGTGTGGGGGACAGGCGAGGTGATGACCACCTACGTCAACGGGACCAGCACCGGCACCACATCCGCGACTTGCACAGACCTCCCCGACTCCACCACGGGGTCGGACCTCCACATTGGCTGTGACCGCCACGCACAGGCCAGCAACTTAGACGGCGACATCGCAGAAATCACTGCGTTTAAACACAAGCTCACCAGCGGAGAGTTGAGCGCCCTTATAGACGAGGGCGAGGAAAGGTATGGGATCTAATGGCTGAGACCATCTTTACACTGGAGGCCACGATCACCGGAGCCGCCGACATGTCTGAGGTGGTGGCGGAGGTCGGGGCGATCTTTGACGCGGGGGCTCCTTACGAGCTGGAGGGCACCCCGCCCGATCCGGTCACGGTCCGCCAGGACTGGGACCACACGAAGGCGAAAGACCAGTGGGAGGCGAAGGCCCAGCGTGTAAACGAGCTGGAGGCGGAGCTGGCCACGGTCTTGGAGTGGAAGGCCCACCTGGAAGAGGGACAGCGGCTCCTCGGGCTGTAACGCCATGCCGCAAGATCCTTCCCTGGCAAACACGCTGGGGATAGGCTGAGAGAAAAGGGTGAGAGTTATGAGATACCTCGGATACACGGGACCCGTTGACCCTTGGGCGGCTCCTGAGCCGGAGCTCCCCTATGACAGCGCGGCGGCTGGGCGGCCTCTACTGTCGCACGAGGCTGCGGCCAGTTTAAACCGACCCAACTACAAGGCAAACTACGGCGCGGCCCCCAAGGAGCTGGCGGCTCGTTCCTTGGTGGGGGGTGCTGTCCCCCTTACAGAGCTGCATCCCGGAGCCATGCTCAAGAATCCGCTGGGCACCCTCAACCTCGGCTGGAAAAACATCAAGGAGACCGTGACCAGCAACCCCTCGGCCGCTATGGCGGCGGGAGGGGCTTTGCTTGCTGGGAAGATCGGTGACTGGATGGGCGATGCCGCCCTGAAGGAGTCAAAGAAGTGGACCAGCCGAATCACGGACCAGACCACTGTGGACCCGTACTCCATGGGTGGTGAGCTGGACGAGGCGATGGCGAGGGCAAAGGCCAGCAAGGTGGCCGACCTCGGGAAGTCAGCCCGGAAGGCGGGGACTGCGGCGATGGCCGGGGGCAAAACACGCGCCCATGAAGCAGCCGGGCGTGTAGTCCGCGAGGCGGTTCCCCTCATCGAGGATGCCGTGAACCGGGCCAACATCGTGCGGAACGATCTCCGGCGAGAAGGGTCTCGGCACATCGGTACGGGCATCGTCCAGCAGGGGAGGCTTCGCACAGGGCTGGCGGGGATGAACGCCACCCAGGCTCGGGCCTTCGGTGACATCGCTGTCAACGACGCCAATCAAGTGGCGGCTCGGTGGCAACGGGGCATCATGGGTTTCACCAAAATGGCCGCGTTTGTCATGACGGCTGGCCAGTCCGGGGTGGTGGATGCCCTCTCTCAAGAGGTGGCGTCCTACGGTCTCGGCAAGGCTTTTGGAGGTGACTGATGGCAGACCCGATCCTGACTGACCAGGAATACAACGCACTAGCAACGGGGGTGCAGACATCCGCTGAGGCGTGGCAGAACTACGGGAATTGGATGCAGGACTCCGCGATTGCGGAAGCCTACAACGATCCTGAGTACTTCATGCGCGAAGCGGACACGATGTACGCCCAGCAAGCCCGGGGCTTTAACGAGCAGACCCAAGCCGCAAACCAGCAAGTCCGTATGGGCCGGGCGATGCGGGGTCTGTCCGGGGGGGCCTTTAAGAAGGGCCTCGCCAGAAACGAAGCCGCCAACGTCTCCCGGCTTTCGGGTCTCCGCACGGAGCTGGACGCTGCTGCTGAGCAGAAGCGGATCGGTGTGGAGCGCGAGTGGATGGGGATGCTGGCCAAGAAGGATGAACTGAAGATGGAGGCGGTGGCCCAGCACCAAGCCTTTGCCCGGAGGCTGGGAGAGCAAGCCGCCTACGACAAGCAGTACAAGAAGGACTGGTACTACTACGACACGAAGAGCGATGCCACCCGCGCCCTCTACGCCGAGATTTCGCCGGGGATGCTGGATGAGATTGATACCTGGAAGGCCCGGAAGGAAGCCTGGGACCCCAGCTACGGAAACTGGGGCAAGTACATCGACACCGGGACCACAGAGGCGGAACGCCGGGCCGCGTACCAGCGATCCCGGCCGACAGGCACGGGCGGCTACATGCCTAGTGGAGGATTCTGATGGCCAAGCTCAACGTAAGCAGCTCCCAGGCCCTGGAGATGGCGGACACTTTTGCCCTCATGGGACATGTGGCTGACATCTTTATGCAGTACAAGGCGCAGTCCGATCAGCAGAAGTTCCAGGAAATGGCGCTTCGCATGGACATGATTAAAGAGCGGGGCATCCAGCGCCGTCACGAGCAGCAGATCAGCGCCACGGAACGTCAGGCCCGGATGGGCAGGGCGCATGAGATGAAGATGATGGAGGCACGTCAGGCTTTCCAGACTGGGGAGCGGCTGGCTGGCCAGGAGTGGCAAGCAGGGCAGAACGCGGCTCAGCGTGCTCTGACTGAGCGTGGTCAGCTCCTCAACCAGCTCCAGTTTGCCATTCAGGAGACGCGCCTGGGTACGCAACTCGGGCTGGACACCACCACGGCAACGCTGGACTCCCTCCGTCCGGAGCTGGAGCCCTCCCGTTTAAACGCGCTCTCCGTCTTCTTTAAGCAGGACGCCCACGGCAAGTACGACTTTAAGGACGGCCGACTGAAGAAGCTGGCCAAGAACGCGCTGGGCGAAGGCTACGTTGGCCAGTTCGCCAAGCCTTTCCTCAACGCCCTGACCGCATCCTCCGTGGGGAGGAAGCAGGGACAGGCCCTGGACTTTAAGAATGATGTCCTCCCCTTCCTCCCTGTGGACGTGCAGGAGAAGATCATCACCAACATGGGGGAGTACACCGACTTCGGCCAGGAGCTGGAGGACTTTTGGGGCGAGTTTGACGGGGGCAGCTACGGCGCAGAGTACGGCGTCCTCCAGAATCAGGTTTGGGGAGCCGAGAACCGGCTGGCCTACTTCCAGGAGCAAGTGGCCCACCACGCCCCGATCATCCAGAAGGTCACCGCCGCTGCTGCGTCTGGTGATCCCAACAAGTTCCTGGACCTCGCCTCAAAGGCAATCCCCATGATGCAGAGCTGGACCCCTCAGAGCCCGGCCGCGCAGAAGGTGGTGACGTGGCAGATCCCGGACGGGTCTGACCCGATCACACCCACCTCCATGCACAGCAAGGTCAGCGATGAGCAAGCGGATGCTGAGCGGCTCTACCGGGAGCAGAAGATCATCGCGGGTCAGAATCCTGACGATCTCGCCAAGGTGGAGGCGGAGCACGCCGCCCGGATGGAGAAGATCAAGGAGAAGTCTGACCGCTTCCACGCCACCGATGCCAGCAACAAGTCCATGGCTGTGGAGAAGGTGTCCCGCTGGGGCCTGAGCTACCTGGACAAGAGGCGCAAGGGTGAGCACATGCCTGACGCGGCCGTCCCGTTTGGTGGCTGGGACAAGGAGAACATCCTTGGCGGCTTCACGCCGGACCAGTTCCAGGACGTAGTGACCACCGCCTTCCCCGGCATCCAGCAGGGGGACGAGTTCCACTCCTGGGTTTGGGATGTCTATGACCAGGGCCAGGAGAACATCGCCGCCGCCGAAGAGCAAAAGACCCGCCGCCGTGTGGACCCCCATGTGGGTCCCGGACCCATGGGCGGAAGGCAAAGGATGATGCCGTGAACCTTCAGCAGATCCTGGATGCTGCACAGCAAGATCCGGCCCTGCTTGAGGAGCTTCAGCGCCGACTCCGCTCTGACCAACGCCTCCAGGGTAGGGCCGCTGAGGGTCCTGCTCGTGAGGCGATCATGGAGCGGATCGCGCAGGAGACCTACCAGGACCTCACCGATGACGGGTCCGTGGGCACCCAGCGTTTACACAACAATGCCACGGCCGACATAAACGGTCCGACTCTCTCCCGCATGGCCCGTGACAAGATGGGCTTTTGGGAAGGGCTCAAGCTGGGCTTCACCAAAGAGGGCCTGGGGCAAATGGCCTGGCGTGGCGTGACCGGGCAGGGCCTCCCTGAGACCATGAAGCAGGAGATCCCGTCCACCTTTTGGGGTGAGGTGGGGCGTGAGGTGGGCTCCTTTGTAGAGCCCGGCTCCCTGCTGACCATGGCCCTCACTGGAGGACTGGCCGGAGCTGGTGTGAAGGTGGCTGGCAAGGGTGTCCTCACCTCCGCCGCCCGGAGAGGTGCGGCCAAGGCTGGGGTCAAGGCCGCGATGAGGAAGAAGGCCCTCCAGACTGGCCTGGAGCCGTCCCGCAAGCTGCTGACTGCTGCCCAGCGCCGGGCAGCTCAGCGTGGTGGGATCTCCAGCGCCCTAAGGAAAGAGCTGTACGAGGGTGGTCCGCTGTGGCGGAGAGCTGCGGCCTCCGGTGCTACCGGAGCTGGGACCCTGGCTGGATACAGCGCGGCCGGGTCCGTGGCCCAGCAGGGTGCGGCCGGTGAGGGTGTGAGCTGGCAGCAAGTCTTTAAGGATGCCATGCACGGCGGGGCCATGGGTGCTGTGGCACTCGGTCCGGCTGGTGCTATCCCTCCGCTCAACCCCAGCATCTTCCTCAAGGCTGGGGCCTCCAAGACTGTGGCCAATCGCATGGCCAAGTTGGGCACCACGGCCGCGAAGTTCACGGCCGAGAGTCTGGCCTTTGGTTCCTTTGAGCCTGCTCTTGAGGGTAGGTTGCCCACATCCATGGAGCTGGCCAAGAGCTTCGCCTTCCTGGGCACGCTCAAGGCTGCGTTTAAACTCCCCGCCCTCCCCAAGGCCGCGATGGAGGGGCTGGCTCATCACCCGTCCGTCCGCACCCCGAAGCAGAAGGCTGCCCTCACTGAGGCCGAGAAGGCTGGCATCCTGAAGCAGTGGCAGGAAGGTGCCAAGGTGGTGGCCCCGCTCATGGCTCAGGGCGAGGTCCCGCAGTACATGGCCAGCCGGGTGGGACAGGCGATTGATGCCATCCCGTTTAAAAAGCCCAAGCCCGCGATCCAGTTCCTTCGCCAGATCGAGAAGGGCCAGCAGATCAAGAAGACTGAGCTGGAGCCCCTCCGTCAGATCCTGGAGGAGCTGGGCAATCAGGAGCTGACCAAGGATGATGTCCGCCGCCTCCACGATCTGTCCGCCCATGAAATCAAGGTGGAGACCCGCCACCAGGGCGAACAAGTGGACATCGAGGCCAGGGAGGAGGCTGAGTCCCATCTCAACGAAGCCAAAGAGCGGATGGACAATGCCGAGTATGTGAACCAGAACCCGTATGAGCACGTTGACCTGGACTACATCCAGGAGACGATAGACCGCCACATCGCGGGTGACATCCACGACTACGCTGCGAACCGGGCGGACGCCATCATGAGGCACGCCACCCAGGGCGTGCAGCAGGACCTTTTCGCCGGGCGCGAGATTACTCGTGCGGAGGCCCGGAACCAGCTCATTGACCGCTACACGAGGCGGATCGAGGACAGCGAGAACTTTGAGAACATCCGGGAGCGTCTGGAGGAGAAGTACCGGGAGCAAGTCGAGGAAGCGGAGATTGAGTCTGTCAGGGAGCAAGCCTGGGAGGACTACACTGAGGCCCGGGGCGATGTCGAGTACTGGACCGAGCAGATGGCGGAGACGGAGTACGCCGAGAACCTGGAGTACAGTGAGTACTCCTACATAGACGAGTTTGAGCACGCTGAGTCCTACCGAGAGCTGCTGCCCTATGTAGAGTCCACCGCCTTTGAGGGACAGGCTCCCCTGTCTCTGATCTCCGAGGCGCTCAAGCACTTCGGCGTGACCGAGGAGCAGCTCAAGGCTGCGGACCGAGCGGACATCCCGAGGGCGGCTTACGCTGAGCTTGCAGCGGAACACAGCCCGGCTCTGGCCCAGGCCATCGCCCGGCGTGAGATGTATCGCCAGCAGCCTTACGTCTCCCAGCATTACAACAACATGAACGACCCCAAGAATCTCCTGGGCCACATCCGCGTGTCCGATGCCATGGACGGCGAGGGCAAGAGTGGCGTCTTCGCCTGGGAGCTTCAGACGGATTGGACCATCGGAGAGAATCGGAAGCTCCGCCAACGGATCAAGCACTGGGAAGACCAGGGCCTGAGTCGTGAGGATGCGGTCCAGCGCGTGAAGGATGAGGGCGGGGTCATGAAGGACCCGCTCAAGCCGCCCGTCCCTGAGGAAATCCTGAGGGAGATGGAGCGTGCCGACAAGGCTTTGGATGCGAAGATGGAGGAGGTCCAGAAGGAGCTGGCCTCTGACCCGGAGTTTATTGAGGACGGTGGCTGGACTCCGGAGCTTATGACCACCCTCAACTCCGGTCAGGCACTGGGGGCGCTGAGGACGATCAAGAGCAACATCGAGCATTACGAGGCGATGATGCGTGAGGCTAAGACTCACGAGGAGGCCGCTGTCGCACGGGCCTCTAAGCCTCCGTACTACGAGCGCCGGAACCGCTACATGAAGATCATCAAGGATTACGAAGCGGTCATGCAGGAGCAAACCGATGCCACGGCCGCGAAGATGCTTTACGAGAGCAAGGAACCGGCGTACCCGCTGGGCGATGCGTGGCTGGAACACTTGGTCAATCAGACTGTGGCCGAGGGTGTGCGTTCCGGGGCCAAGAGAATCTACTGGCCCCGAGGTGAGACCATCGCCGCCAAGTGGGGCGGCCGGGGCAAGATCAGCGAGATCAAGTACGACATGGAGAACGAGCGGCTGGAGATCCCCAGTGGTCCGCACGGTCTTCAGACGGAGCCGATTGGCAGCGTCATCGACAACGTGACCAAGGCCAAGCTGCCCGAGGTCATGTGGGATCTGGTCCGCAACATCACAGCCAACATGGACAGGCCCAGGCTCCGCCAGGAGACCAAGGAGATCGCGGAGCGCCTCATCAAGGACGCTGAATCCAAGGGCCTGGAGAACCGCGAGGGCTACTACGCCGACAAGGGACCCAAGGGTGTGGGCCATGCCGTTTACACGCAGGGCGGCGAGTACCTCTACCTCTTTGAGCAGATGGCGGAGGCCGAGGCGAAGGCCACGGCGCTGAACGCTGAGAAGCCCACCCGCCTGGGGCACATCCGCCTGGACGATCCGGTCACCATCTCAGGGATCTGGCAGAAGAAGATTTACGATGACCGGATGAATAAGATGTTCGGCCGTCTCGCCAAGAAGCACGGCGGCGAGAGTGGCAACACGATCATCGGGGACTTCACCAGCGATCTCGGCGTCCAGAAACAGACGGACGGAACGTGGAGGGCGTGGGAGAGAAACACGGCCCAGGTCGATGTCCCGCTAGGGGAGCCTTCCGCTGACAGGGCTGGGGCTGAGTTCACCCTGGCCAAGCACATCGGCAACGAGGAGCCGTTTAAGAACCTCGTCAACTTCGCAGACCTGACCGATGGCCTGAAGCAGCACGCCCGGGAGAAGGGCATGGCTCTCTACGAGCTGCCCCCCGGTGCGCGGGAGCAGCTCCGCAGGGTCATGGTGGAGGGTGAGTCCACCCGACTTGAGAACCGGGACCAGGCTGTGGGGGTCATCAAGGACCGGATGAAGGTCAGCAAGGCCAAGGCGGAGTCCCTGGCCGATGTCCTGGACTTTCACGCCAACGCCTACACCGAGATGGTGGGGCTGGACAAGGCTGACTACTACCGCTCAATCAGAATCGGTGAGGGGAAGAGCCGCGAGGCCCGTGGCGCGTTTGACGTGCTGGAAGACGGGCAGCGTGTGATCTACGCCCTCAACAATCCGGACGTGCGTGTTGGGATACACGAGTTCGGGCACCTCTTCATGAATGATCTCCTTAGGGGGTCCAAGCTCAACGAGGACTTGGCCAAGGATCTGAAGACCCTTGAGGATTACGTCAGGGTGGAGGGGGGCAATTGGTCGATAGAGGCCCACGAGCGGGTCAACACTATCTTTGAGAAGTATATGGCAGAGGGGCGTGCCCCTGTGCCGGAGCTTCAGCCCCTCTTCACCCGCTTTAAGAAGTGGCTTGGCCACCTCTTTCAGAAGGTCACGGGCATGGAGCATGTCCCCGTGGACCCGGAGCTCCGCAGTGTCTTCCATCGCTTCTTTGACTCCACGGGCGGCAAGGCTGACCTGGAGATCATGGCCGACAAGAAGGGAGCCAACCCGTTTAACCTGGGCATGGAGGATGTCCGCAAGTGGAGCGTGACGCAGAAGCAGCAAGCGGCCATCGCTGCCCTGGAGGCCCGGAACATCGAGGAGCTGTGGTCCCGGGATGCCAGAGGCAAGAGGAAGAACCGGGGCAAGTCCTTCCCGGATGACTTCGCCTTCCTCGTGGAGGAGAAGGCTCCCGAGGGTAAGAACCTTGGGGAGATCGAGCTGAGGTTGACCAAGGGCTTCGGCAGCAAGGCAAGGCTGGATGAAGCTCTCGGCCGCGCCCGGAAGATCCTGGACGTACTCCGAGACGATGCCAACAAGAAGGTGGAGGAGGGCATCCCCAAGAACAAGCGGGGGGATGGTCCCTGGATTGCCAGGGTGGAGCGGTATCTCCCGCACGTCTGGCGCAAGGTGAGCCGGGGGATTGAGAACCTCCAGAATCCCCGCTGGCAGACGGAGGGCTCCTTCCTCCGCAAGCGTAAGCTCCCGACCCTGGCCGAGGGAATTGAGCTGGGCCTGGAGCCGGTGAGTTTAAACGTCCCCGACCTGATCCGCTACTACGGCAACATGACCGGGCGGATCGGTGCCAACAAGATGCTCGTCTTTGACATGCACCGGCACAAGGTTGGGAACGAGAAGGGGGAGCTGGGGCCTGTCATCATGCGGGTCCACAAGGCTCCCAGCGGCTGGAAGAAGCTGACCCACCCGGCCCTGTCCCACTACTGGGCGAGGCAGAAGGGTGACAAGGTTTACATCTACAAGGACCAGCAAGCCGCCGTCCACCCCGACTACTATCAGGCCATCCGTATGGCCCTGGAGGAGCCCAGCCAAAAGGGCTTCCTCAAGAACGCGGCCAACGTGGCTGCCATCGCCAAGAGGGCGGAGCTGTACTTCAGCTTCTTCCACCACATCGCGCTGACCGAGAGCGCCCTGGCTACGCTGGGGCTCAAGGGTCTCTTCACCAACAAGATTGAGCAGGACCCGCACACCGGGAAGTGGGTGAAGACCTCCGGGAGGATGGCCACGAAGAACGTGGGCAAGCTCCTCATGAGTGACGTGAACTACCTGAAGCACCTCATTGAGTGGGGTGTGGACCTGGGCGGGACCCCGGACGTGGGTGTCCGCCAGTTCGCTGAGATGTGGGCCTCCCTGGAGGCGAAGACACGCAACGTGCCCGGCCTCCATGCCCTGGCCCGGAGGGCTCAGGACTTTAACAAGGCTTGGGACCGTGGGCTGTGGGACCACTACCACGCAGCTCTCAAGGCGGCTGCCTTCTTTGAGGCGGAGGCCGACTTCGCCAAGCGCAAGCCCAACGCCACGGCGGCGGAGTGGGCGAAGAAGCGCAGGGAGACCGCCTCCTTTGTGAACGATGCCTTTGGTGGGCAGAATTGGTCACTCATGGCCAAGCAAGTCACCCTCCCTGAGAGACTCGGACCTCTCAAACTTCCTCCTCGGCTTGCCGGGCGGAACGTGACCCTTTCTGCCCACCCCAAAATGCGCCAAGCCCTCCAGGTCATCATGCTGGCCCCGGACTGGACCTTCTCTAACATGCGGATCGCTGGCAAAGCGGTCAACGCCCTGAAGGGCGGCAGGAGGGGCGGGAAGTTTGCCTTTGATAACCCGGAGCTGGCCCGGCTGTACCTGAGGTACTGGCGCAACATGATGGCCACCGTGCTCATGGGCGGCACGGCGGTCCAGGCCCTGTCTTACCTCATCGCTGGGGATGATGACAAGGGCGACAAGATGTGGATTTGGGACAACGAGCATGACCGGAAGACGGACATGGACGTAACCCCGCTCATGAGAGCCTTGGGGCTGGTGCCGGAAGGTGAGCGCCGGTACTCCCACCTGGGCAAACAGGCCCGGGAGGTCCTGGGCTGGGTGACCAATCCCATCAAAGTCTTCCACGGGAAGATGAGCCCGGTTGCTCACATGGCCATGGAGCAGCTCACCGGGTCCCAAGGCTTCGGCTTTGAGACTGAGTACAGCCGCATGAAGTTTTGGGAGTCGCTCCCGGCCAGGGGCAAGGGCATCGCCAGCAAGTTCGTGCCCTTCAGCTTCCGGGGCAATCAGTTCGCCCTGTCTGTGCCGCTGAAGAAGGGAGCCACGCCCTGGAAGGTTCAGGTTGCCCTCCAGAAGGCGCTCCGAGGCTACGCCCATCCCAAGTTTAAACAGAGCCCCTTCGCCAGCAACATGGAGCCGCTCGTGGCGGACATCGTGGATGCCGCTCAGCGCAACGGTTTAAACGGAGAGACCATGTTCCGGGAGGCACTGTCCCGGACACGAGGAGAGTTTTACGGGAAGTTCTTTGAGGCCCTGGAGAAGCAGGACCAAGAGGAGATGGATAGGTGGGCTGAGGTCATCGTCAGGCTGCACGGCGGTCTGAAGGGCCTCCTCCGAAGCGTGGAAACCCGCAAGCGCCGGAGAGCATCGTCCACCTCAGATAGGGAGGTGCAACTTGCCACCACCAGCTATCGCCGGGCTACCCGGTCTCAAGGCCGCACTGCCCAAGATCGGGCACTGCTTAATGAGCTAACTCGCGGACCCTGACCGGAGGAGACCCGGCGATGAGCGACACTCCTTGGCCCCATTTCTCACAGGCAGAGCTGAGCTGTAAGTGCGGCTGTGGCCGCTGGGACATGGACGCCTCATTCATGGAGCAGATCGAGACGCTGAGGATGCGGATGGGCTTCCCCTTCCACGTCTCCAGCGCCTTCCGGTGCCCGGAGCACAACGATCACGTCTCCAGCACAGGTTTAAACGGTCCCCATACCACGGGCCGGGCGATTGACATACTGGTGTCCGGCGAGGACGCCTACTCCCTGATCCGGATTGCCCTGCTGCACAATTTCACAGGACTGGGCGTGGCCCAAAAAGGACTACACGCTAGTCGCTTCGTGCATCTGGACGATCTGACGGACGGGACCCGCCCCTGGGTGTGGACCTACTAGGAGGGTGAGATGAATTTCGGAAGCAAGAAACTATGGGTGGCCGCTGGGGGAGGACTCTTCCTGACGGCCCTGGGCTGGAAGGCTGGAGGCAGCCTCCCGCCCGAGCAAATGATGGCGGCGGTGACCAACCTGGGCAAGTACTTCATGTGGTACATCGCCATCCAGGGCGGCATCGACATCATCAAGGGTGTGACCGGAATCTGGACGAAGAAATGATACTGGGAGACATCCTCAAGGGCGGAGTCTCCAAGCTCCTGGGCGGCGTGAAGGATCTGGTGGGGGAGTTCCACCTCGCGCCGGACAAGCAGCTTGAGTTTGATGCCAAGCTCCGGGAGCTGGAGGTCCAGGAGTCGGACACGATAGTCAAGGCGGCGGAGTCGGTCCTGGTAGCCGAAGCTACCAGCGATGACGGTTACGTCCGCCGTGCCCGTCCCACATTCCTGTATCTCGTGTACGCAATCCTGCTGTACAGTTACCTTGTCCGGCCAGCCATGGGGCAGCCGGTTCTCCCCCTACCGGAGGAGATATTTTGGCTGTTTGGCTCTGGTATCCTGGGCTACCAAGGTGCCCGGAGTTGGGAAAAGAAACTGGGGAAAGCATGAAAATCATCAACCGAATCCAGCAGCGGGTCTCCCTCCCGGACACTGCGGTGAGCCCACTCTTTGGGGGGGCTTCAGGCAAGAAGCGGAAGCGCCGGGAGAAGAGTCGCAGGAAGGGCAAGCGGAAGCGGACCGGCGATGGGATCACGGAGGGTCCCGGCTGGCTGGGTGGTGGCGGTGGCGGCAAGGAGATCCCGCAGAATCCTCCGGGCGGAGGGGGTGCTAAGTGAAGATAATCAAGAGGAGCCTGAAGCGGATCAAGCTGGCCGAGACCCAGCCCCATCCTCTCTTCGCCAAGGCTGTGGCCTATGCCAGGGACAAGGAGCGGAGCTGGGGCAGGGCCAGGAAGCCGGTGAGCAACCCGGTCCCCCCGCCCCCCAAGCCGCCCCCGCCCCGCATGGGCGAGGGTGGACACGGCCCTTAGCTCCATACTGGAGTATGGAGCGGCCCATTTCCGCTCCATACTGGCTCCATACTGGAGCGTATTTGTATGGTATCCTGTGTGTCTGTGTGGCATAGTCCTACGAGAAATCAAGCACTTAGGACCACACAAATACAGGGAGATGGGTGATACTGGACTGGGGGACAAGTGGTCGCGGGTTCAAATCCCGCCGCTCCGACCCTTAACACGAAGCCCTGCAACGACTTGTTGCAGGGCTTCTTTGCGGCGGGATTTGGCCGCTCCATACAGATCCATACTCAGCCAGCCATCGCCTCCCGGGCCTTCAGCTCCAGGATGTTGGCGGCTTCTCTCATCTCCGTCTCCTGGGCGTGATCGTAGTGGCTGGTCATAGCGTCACTGGCGTGACCCATGAGAGCCTGACCGACCTTGGCCCGGATACCCTCCTGCTGGAGCCATGTGTTGTAGGTGTGGCGAAGGTCATGCCACACGCCCCACACCGGGATGTCGGCCCGGCCCATGCAGCTCCTGAGCGCCCGGCTGTACCAGCCCTTCTCACGCTCAAAGAAGGGGAGGGAGGGGTCCAGGGTCCCCTTGCCAGCGATGTACGCCTTGAGGGCGTCCAGGGCCAGCTCAGGGACCGGGATGACCCGGTACTCGCCCGTCTCGGTCTTCGCGCCGGGCTTGATCCCCACCTTCTCAACGTAGTGCCAAAGGATGGTGATGGTCTTCTTCTGCCAGTCCACGCCATCCTGCTTCAGGCCACGCATCTCCCCCTGGCGCATCCCCGTGAGGGCGGACAGGAGGAGCATGGCACGAAGCTCACGGCTGGCGGACTGGGCCATCTGGATGACCTCATCCATGGAGAAGACCCGCTTGCGCCGGGTCCGCTTGGGCATCCCGTCCAGCTTCTTGCCGGTAGGGATGGGGTTGACTGAGATGATCCGCTTGGTGTCCCGGGCGTAGGTGAGAACTGCCCGGAGGCGCTTGACGTACTTGCGGAGGGTCCCGTTGGCCAGGGGCCGCTCCGGCTTGAGGATGCCCCGCCGCTCATCCCCGTCCCTGTGGTAGGCGATGAGGTTGAGGGCAAAGTCATCCCCGTCCTCGGCGGTAAACTCCACCACGGGGATGTCAACGATCCCCATGCGGGGGTCCTTGAGCTTCTTGGCGCTGGCTTCGTAGTCATCCAGGGAGCTGGGCACCAGCCCCAGCTTCTTCTTCCTGAGGAGCCACTCGTCCACGAGGTCCCCGATGGTAAACTTGGCCTTGGCCTCATCGTCCAACTTGGCAGAGAACTCTGCCATGAGGGACTTCATGAGCTTCTGCTGTCCGGCCACGTCATTCTCAGTGGCCGGGACCAGCCGGGTGGTGACGGTGGTGCCGTCCGGGCGGTACACATGAACGGCACGGCGGCGTTTCGGCTCCGTCTTCGCTTTGCCCCATCCTTCCCTAAGTGTGTATCTCATGTCTGTCTCCTATCGGCGTGTTTAAATGTCGCCCAGGTCCAGGGTGCTCACCCGAGAGATCAGGGGGAGCGCCTTGTCCAGGTAGTCCGCGATCTTCCTCATCATCCCCGGCACAGCCAGCGGGTCCTCAAATGCCAGGAGGACCTCAGTGACCGTCCCAATCTCCATAGCGCGGAGCAGCTTGTCCACGGTAGTGATCTGAGGGATGGTGTCGCCGTTCTCAATCCTGACGATGCTGGCAGACGCAACGCCAGACATGGCGGTCAGCTTGCGGACGCTCAGGCCCCTGGCGTTAC